ATTGCCATCTTCTGTTATTGTCCAATCACCAAGCGCAACCGTTCCAAAACTATTGCTTCCTGTTGATGTGACATTTCCAGATAAATTTCCTGTGACGTTCCCTGTGACCGCGCCAGTTAAATCACCTGTGACATCGCCCGTCACGTTGCCAGTCAAATTTCCCGTAACGTTTCCAGTGACAGATCCACTAACATCGCCAGTTAAGTTTCCGGTGACATTTCCAGTTACCGCCCCCGTTAAAGCGCCGACAAAGGTTCCAGCCTTAATGGTGGCATAAACGACTGAGCTATCAGTAAGATCAATAGTGCCGCTTGGATTTGGTGCATAGGCGCTAAGAAACTTAAACTGCCCGTCTGATACATCGAAGAACCAACCCACATGAGTAAAGCCTACGCCGCTCGTTCCTGTATTGCGGTTTGAAAATACACCTGTGTCAACGTTGGTAGGATTTGCCGTTCCCGTCCACTTATCGCCAACCGTATGGCCGCTTGCGGCGTTAAATTTGATGCTAATTCCATCTGAAAGAGCCTGATCGTTTCCCGTTATCGCAACGTTTGCCGCAACCGTTGTTGTGAAGTTATCGTTTGACCATTTAAAAGTGTCATCGCTTCCATGAGAACTATCAATCTGAACGTAGTAAACCTTATTAGAAGCTGTTCCCGTATAATGACCAGTATATACGCCATCATCTAATCCAGTTCCTGAGAAACCTGTGTTGGTGTCTCCGATGCTATCACCACGATTTAAATAATTAAACGCGCCAGAGATAGCGATATTATTACTGTCAGCAACGGTTTGGGTTCCAAGAACCGTCAAATCCCCTGCAACCGTAACGTCTGCGCCGAAATGGCTGTTGCCCGTTACGCGCAAAACCTCGAAAGCGTGATGTTCTACCTCAATATAAACGCATCCATTCGAGGAAGAAGCGAGCAAGCAAAGCCCAAGGTCTGTTGCAAAATTTGGATAGCTAGGAGCATCAACTTGCGTTGATCCAGCCGTTGTTCCCACATTGACACGCTCGCCCGCTGTAAGATGGCTCGTATCGAAAAAAACAATTCCACCAGTAACCGCAAACCCATAAGCGCTATCTGCGATAGCTGTCGGCAAAACCCCGATTGCATAAGCTTGGTCAATCGTTCCTGATGCCGTTGCTTTTGCAATCGTGGGAACCGCGCCAGTTTCCCCAGTGAGATATACCGCTGAACCCGCAGCAATGCTCGAACCAGTGTTATTATAAACGCGCAAAACAGTATCTTGACCCGCATGAATGGTCATGGCGCTGTTTGAATTATAATATGCTAGGCTGTCGCGGGTGCTGTCGTAGAATACACGGCCCTCTGAGTGCGTTGGGGCTGATACTGGGTTTAAATCTACATGGGAAGAAAAAGCCGTTCCTGTGGCCTTTCCATTCGCGTCTAGCATATTCGCCTTATCGGCGGGTTGGACGCAGAGAATAAGCTTTTCCCCCGCGCCCCAACTTACTTCATTATCTGAATTGGAAGATGAAAGAATGGTTGTTCGGGCAAGAGTTGTTCCCGAAGCGGTATATGTACCAATTCCAACCTCCCATCCCGATCCATCAACCGCAGCGGCGGCGTAATAGGTTGTGTTCCCATTACCAATCGCTGCGAAGCTTTGGAAGCCAGTTTCGGCCCCTGCCAATGTGTAAGTTCCCGTTCCCGTTGTTGTGGAACTTTCTTTTACACGATCTTTTACAACAAGAGCCATAAGCCGACCTCCAAGCTAAATTATTAAGATGGGTCTGGGATACCTATGTCAAATGTAGCCAAGGTGAAAGTGTTGCCGCTCGTCACACTCTGAGAGGCAGTGAGTGCCGCAGTGGCGAGCAAACGGCTGTTTGTTGTATCAACAATCGCATAATGCGTTGCCGTGCCTGTCGCCGTAATAGAGCCATCAGAAATAGCCGCAACAGTAACCTTGCGACCGCCGCCTGTTCGATCCGCAGGGGCATTGATTGAAAGGCTTGTTGAATTGCCCAAAGCATAAGTCGCGTTTGCTTCTGTGAAAGTCGTTGCTTCTTGAGATGTTACCAAAATTTTATTGGCTTCTGTATCAAGGACGGTGAGGCCATTATCAAAGACCCGATCTCCAAGTGTTGCCATGACTGGCCTCCTTTAATGAAAGTGCATATGCGCCCCGAATATAACATCAAAGCAGGTTGCCGTCTACTTAGAACGTTTATGCCAAAAAAAACGCCTATATCTTTCCTTAAAGGTTGAACCTAATAGTGCGTGGACTTTTGCAATTTTCTTAACATCATATACGCCAATCCCCATTTTTATCTTTTCACGCTTAAAGGGAATGACTTGGATCAATGGCGTTCCCCTTGGTATAACCCACTCTCCAACCTTATTTCCCGTCCAAACATAAGGAAAATTTATTTGTTGGTGATAAGTGTCCGTATCAACAACGCCCTCGATGATTTCAATATTATGCTGCCAGTTGTTAGCAGGATTTTTAAACTGACAAGACCAGCCATCTTCTGTTTCGATCACCCAAGGATTGGAGAATTTTAATAGAACCTTTCCAAGGGAAAAGTTTTTTAAATCACAAGCCTCGCCAACCTGTTCCCATGTGTGCTTGGTTATATCCGCGCCAGCACCTCCATCAAAGCCCTCTGGAAACTTGCACCAAATATGCTTTCCATCTTCTTCGATACTAGCAACCTCAAACCCTTCAACAGTCTTTCCTATAAGGTCAGGCTTTTTATCATCATTTACCGCCGCAATGAGTTTTCCGTCTTTATCTAAAAGCTTGTAAACTACTGTAATCTTAACGTGCAAATCCCCCCACAAGGGAATGATAAAACCCTGTGAGCAAGCCTCTAATACTGGAATACAACGCTTAATGGTTCCAACATCAGCGGGGCCAGAATTTTCTAAATCCTTTGGCAAAACCTTGAACCAGTCTGGCAAAAACTTTGGGGATTTTGCTGGCCTTGGTATGGCGTCCATCATATCGGGGCGGCAGCGAAAAACGATAGTCGGTTGCTTCTGCAACTTTTTAAAAAACATCTTGTTTCCTTATTTAAGCGTCATCCCATATAATTGCATAACCCACGCCGTAAGTAGCATTTATATTTCCACCTGCCGCCAAATAACCTTCAACGGTACAGCCAAAAGATGCAAGGGTATTTGCTTGGTTGAAACTTGCAGCCAAATTAAAACTTGTTGTGCTTGAGCCACCTTGCGCGTAATTGTTTGAAACAAAAGCCGAAAAAGCCCGATTTGATAAAGTGCTTGCCCCATTTACCTTAACCCAGCTATTAGAACCGTTCACAGTGAAATTTGAACTGCCTTGCCCAGAAGCATTGGTTAAACGTGCTGAGAAATAAGTTCCGTTATTTGCGTTTCCAGCAATCACAGCCCCGCTGCTACCCGAGGATAATGTTATGGGAGAATTGTTATCAGCCGCAACGCCCCTATCCCAAGGCGGGGTTTGGTTTAATAGAGTTGAAAGGGTCACTGGAATATATCCGTCAAGGACGCCTGTTACAGCCACCACACCAGAAGCACCAGCGCCGCCACCCGCGCCAACATAGGGCGCACCTCCATTCACGCCCGAAGCACCTGAACCCCCGCTGCCGATATTATTAGCCTTAAGGGTTGCGGCGTTATTTGAATTTGTAAGATCAAAAGTAACCGTCACAGCGGATGCGGAAAATCCACCATCACCGCCATCCCCGAAGCCACTATTTCCAAAACCTCTATAGTCGTTTGTTGCAAAAGACCCACCGCCGCCGCCGCCCGCGCCGTAAGATGTATTTGGAGGGGCCGAGCCAGAATTTGGGTTACTTTGGTTGCTTCCACCAGCGCCGCCAGAGCCACCAACGCCAAATGTTGAAGAATGACCAGTTTGCCCCGTTGTGGTTCCAAGTAAAGCCCCGCCAGATCCACCATTCCCGCCTGTTGCGCTGTAAGAATTTGGCCCGTTGTAAGATCCAGAGGAATATCCACTTATTTGAATTGTTGTAGTGCCGCCCTGTGACCCAGTGTTCCCTGTGTTTGCTTGGTTTGAACCAGAGCCGCCACCGCCGCCGCCGCCGATCAAGGTCACTGTATGAACCTCACCAGCCGCCAGAGAAAGGGTGTTTCCGTTCCCCGCCGTTGTAATTAATTGATCACTGCCTGTTGCATTGCCCCTTTGATAAAACACAGGCTCATAGATCCGCAAACCAGTTATATCATCATGGATCACAGCTTGTGCGGTGCCGCTGTTAAGTTGAGGGTGGTTCGCGGTTGTGAGGCTTGTATGGGAAAGCTGAAACCCTGTTGGCGCGTTTCCTGTCGTAGAAGTTCTGCCGATATAAAATCCATCAGTTCCAAAGTCTGATTGGGATGTTCGACCCGCAAGAAACCCTGATGTTGGGCCAGACAAAGAAAGAGCTTCGTCAATATCAAGCTTTGCCGTGGTTATCGCTCCCGCCTCAAGCTTTTCAGTAGAAATAGCCCCCGCCGCGATAGCCGCTGAATTTATTGATCCAGCTAAAATCTTTCCAGCAGTAACCGCATCCGCATTAAGTTCGTTGGTATCAACTGCGTTCGCTTGGATCTTAGCCGTTGAAATACTGTTATCGGCAATTTCTGTTTCGGTGATTGTATTGGCTGGAATATCTGAACTGGAAATAAACGTTGTGGTAGCGTTTGCCCCAGAAGAAAATCCAGATGAGTTGCCAGTGAAATCCACAGCCTTGAGCCAATAATAAAAAGCAGTGTTTCCCGCTAAAGGGCTGTCAACAAAATACTCTGCATTGGTTTCTGTGACCTTTGTGGCGCTCCCGCTATTATTTACGGTGTTGCGATATACTTCTATGTGAGAAAGATCTTTTGCCGTTGGATTTGTCCAGCTTAGAGAAACGGCGCGGAATATTCCGTTTGCGTTTAAAGAAGTTGGCGCTGATGGCGCTATGGTATCGCCGCCAACGGTTATAGATCCCACGTTTGTATATGCGCCAGCAATGCCCGAAGCATTAACAGCCCTGATCTTATAATTGACGCTAACGCCCGCTTTATATCCAGTCAGAGAAACCACACTACTTGTGAGTGTCATGATTTCATAAAGGGCATCGCTATCAGTAGAAAGCTTATGTGCGACCTCATAATGGGAGAAGTTCCCCCCTGCCGCATCAGGCCAATCCAAGGTTATTCTGGGAACAAATGTGCCATCCGTATCTTCAAATCCCGTATTGGTTGCGGTGATGCTTCCAATCGTTGAATTTGTAGAACCATCTGGAACAACAGTGTTGTGATTTGTCGTTGCCGTTGCGTCTGCCGAGTTCCAATCAAATGCGGCTTGAGATGTTTCTCGAAGGCTCATAGATATTAAAAGAGCGCCATCTTCGTCGCGAACTTTTGGCTGCCAAGAAAGAACCTCAAAAAGCTTATTCGTAAATCCATATCTGGCATGGGTTAGCTGAACGATGTCGCCAACCTCCACCTCCATAGCATCAGTAGAAAAATCCGCGCTAAAACTCATTTGCTCCCGACCTCTCAATAAGGTCAGTTTCGCAAGCCGCTGCGCCGTTGTAGAATTTACAGTAAATGGAAGATTTAAGTCTAAAATGCTTTCTTGGTTATTATCTTCTGAAAGGAATGTTGAGTTTGAAACCTGTGGATAATCTCCCGTAATATATCCCTCGGCCTCATCAATAAATGTTCCTTGAACAACATTGAAATTGTCACGCATTGAAATTTTGGTTTCAAGGGTGATGCCGCTTCGGAAATCATCATCTGTAAATGTTTTGACTGGCGTTGAATAAGCGCCCGCCTTTAGAACCCACTGCCCCGCGCCATAGAACAATGTTCCCGCGCAAGATGTAACCATATCCTCAAGAACACCGCCAACTGGCCTATTTGCGCTTATAACACCGTCAAGCCTATATCTTTTCTGTGTGCCGCCGCCAGTAAGGGCAACATCTTCATCACATTCATTAGCCGCAGATTGAAGGCTTGTATAATTGATGAGGCTGTCATCAAGACCATATTCCGCATAAAGAAAATCTGCGATACATAGAGCGGGATTGTTTGAATATGTCCAAGTAGAAGGATTAGATAATTGCTGTGACCCAACGCGAGGATCGTAAACCTTTTTCCCTTGGACAGTAGCCGTGACAATGGGCAATCCATTGGCAAAAACTTCTCTGTCATATTCATATCTGACATAGAGATAAGCCAACCCCTTGCCGACAAAGTTACTATCTAAGGCATCATCACCAGTTAGCTCGCTATCCGCAATCAATGTGTTGGCAAGATTTTTCCCACTCACATTTGCAAAACTATCAGTTGCAGATGTTTGATTTCCAAGATGTTTATAAACGCGAATTTTGCTATCCCATTCGGCATCGGTGACAAAGCCATTGCTATCGAGGGATTGGATCGTATCGTTTATAAAAATATTTGTTATGTCGTGAACTTCATGCCCCGCCAAAACAATAATTTGATGCAAAAATTTGTTATCGTCGCCCGTGCTTTCGTAGAATGTAACAGTGCCGCCTTTTCTTATTTCGCCATAAACAAATTGCTGAGGCGCGGCGCTTTCCCTACCGTTCACCAAAAGCCCCGATGAACTCATAGATCCTTGGTCAAACTTGGGCGTTGAAGCTTTCGCAGCCCAGCTTGTTACAGCGTACATGATCAAAGAACCGACCAGAGAAGCGCCAGTAAGCACCGTTACACCGCCGATGGTGATTAAAGCCGTTGTTGCGAATGCGCTTGCTCCCACAGCATTTAAAACGATTGTTCCGACAAGTGTGGCTCTTGGCACTCGATCCCAAGCGTTTGCATTTGCCGCTGGCATTAAGACATTAAAAGGTTCACGCTTCATTTGGCAAAATCCATGAATATTTTACGGTATCGAGTGATCGGAATATTATATCATTTTCGTCAAGATAGACAGCCTTACTTCCAAGCGACATTCCAAGAGCAAAGCCGATAGAAAACTTTTTTTCTAAGTCCGAAGCAACAAGCGCACCAAGAGGGGGAACAAATTTAATTCTTTGCAGTCGTTCATCAATGGCGGGAATGATGCTGTTTCGTTTAAATTTTTTCTTGAGGTTTGTGCGCCCAATAAATTTTCCATCTTTGGCATATTCTCCAAGCCAATCATCTGCCCACCCAGAGCCATACATTGCTTTGAAAGCCCCGTTGGTAAACGTCAAACAATCATGAGCGCCCCAAACGAACCCTCTAAGTCTACAGCTATCAACGTAACGATTTAAGCTTTCTCGCGGCCCCATACTATTTCCTTGTCCTGTATATCAGCGACATAGGAAAAGAACGTGTCACCACTATGCCGCGCCCGATGGTTTTCATTTGTGTAGCGGCGATTGCTGGCTTTTTCTAAGCGAACAAGTTTGCTCTCCACTACAAGATTTATAACGCTTGAAGATCCATCGTCTTGAATGGACATTGTATTCATAAGTCCATCAAAAACAGTTACCGTTGCAGATTGCCCTTCAACGCCAAGATAAATTTTTGCGGCTCTATTTTGATAATTCTCAGTTGTAGCGCGTGTGATCAAATCAGAACTAACGCCGCTCAAACTAAGCGTCACAGATTTTGCAGAAAGATCAGAAGCTTCTTCTAAGCCTTGAATGCCAATCAGGTTTCCCGCGCCCGTGAAGGTTTCGCTGTTGATAGTTTTATCACCCAAGCCCGTCCACAATCTCAAATCTTCGCTATCAAAACTTAAATCAACAGCAATGAAAGCCTCAACATCATCAGCGATAAGAGCCGCTAAAAGATTTGCATCAATCGTCCTGCTCATACGACCTCCGTGCAGCTAAAGGTGATGCCATAAAGGCTTAACTCATTGGCGCTCCAAGTAAGATCATTGCTGTCCATTCTAAAGACACCTTGCGCCGAAGTTATATCAACGGGAGTAGATGTCGTTATGGCGGCCTTGAGAGGGGGCTGGATGGCGCAAGTTCCGTTCCCAGTGTTATCATCCACAATCATGTGCAAACGCGCATTAGTGGATGTATTTAGCTGGATATAGCTTCCCTTGTTTAAAGTCTTTCCAGAGCCAAGGGTAAGGTTCACAACGCTATCCCCGATTGCGCCGCTGGCCCCCACTGAGGCAGATGTTGCGGTTCCACGAATTGTTTTCGCGTCTGGATCTCCAAGAAGAAATGTATTGGCTCGACCCTCAAGAGATAAAAAGAACGCTTGCCATTCTGCGGCCTGATCTCGCTTCATGGGAGGCAGTGAGAGGACCGCATACCATTGCGCTCTGGCGTATTTGAAGGTTTGCTCTTTCCCCGTAAAAGGGCTTTGCGAGACAGCAACACCGCGCCTCATGCCCCACTCGGAACTTGTAAACGCTGGGCTTGAGGGCATTGTAATAAGTGCCATTATGCAAAAGCCTTTCCATATGTGCCACCGCGCCGCTTCGCATCGAGAACAGCCGCCATCGTATCTTTCTTGAATTTGGGCAATAGAGAGATCATTTCGGCGCGAACAGTTTGAGAAACACCAGTTTCAACATTGATCGTTTGATTTACGACAGTAGCCCCACCGCCTCCAAGCGCTCTTGATGTTTCGTGATTATTCAAAACTGTTCCAGAAGAATTTGGAACAATGAGTTCTGGGCCTCGCTCCCCAACGATTGTCGGTTGCCCCCTTTGTAAGGTTCCCCCGCCAGCCAATAAGGGAATTGATGGAAGCTTCTCAAAACCAGCAACTCCACCAAACATTGCGTTTATCATATTATTAACAATCGCCAATCGGAAAAGCTGTGCAATCATATCTCTGACAGCCGCTTTAACAAGATCAACCATATCGTCCATTGAGAATTTCGCACCATCAAGCATTTGCCTAAATGTGCTTACAACCCCGTCACCAATCTGCGAAATTCCATCTACAAGAACTTGCATATTTGTAGCCATTTTTTGCGCTTCAACATCTACAAGATCCGTAAGAGCGGGGATTTTACCAATATCGCCCTCAAGGCTTTGAATGGTAGCCTCCATTGGCTTGAGAACACCGAGTTCAACAAGTTTTTTCTTCAAAGCATCGAGACTAATTTTTGCTCTTTCTGCCGCCGCTTCTTCTTTCTCAATCGAAGCTGTCAATTTTGCAGAAGCCTCTTGAAGCCCGCTTTGATCTGGCGCTTGCATTGGGTCTACTTGCCTACTATCAAGGCCAAATCTTCTCAAAATAGAATTGTATTGAGTTATAAGTTTGTTCATTCCCTCAACAATAAGCTCTTTAAGCTTAAATGTTATATTTGCGACCAGTTGAGAAATCCGAAGCCCAATAGAAACAACCTTGTGTTTCATTTCATCAAATTTATCTGCACCAAATTGGACAAATAATTTGAAAACTTCTTTTAAGTTTTTGAACATGTCGCTCACGTCTTTTGACGCATTCCAGATTTTCATCAGGCCATCAACGATCTTGATAATTCCCACCAAAACAGCGACAGGGATCAATTTTCCAATTATTCCCCTAAAGGTTTTTAAAATCGGGCCAAGAGCAGTGACCAAACCTTTGAAGCCAAGCTTTAACTTCATCAATCTTCCAAGGGGTTTACCCGCCAGAGCCGTTTGGAGTGCAATCTCTGCCATTGAAATAGCATAAAGCTTGTTAGCCGCAGCACCAGCAAGCGCGGCAACCTTAAGGGCGACAAACCTAACAGCAAGCAAAGCAAGCAACGGAGCCAGAATTTCTAAGCTTGAAGCCAAGGCATTAATAACTGGAACGAGAACAGTAGCGAATACATTAGCGATTTGACCCATCACGGCAAGAATAGGTGTTGAAGCTATCAAAAGATTGCGAAACGCGACTGATAATTTAATAACAGCCTCGCCTAATCCAGCGCTAAATATAGCTTTTTGCATTTGAAAAAACGCATCCCCGACCATCGACATTGCGCCGCCCGCCGTTTTAGCCATATCATCCATCAGGCCATCGAACTCACCGCCGATGCCAAATCCTTCTTGCAGACGCTTCACGGTATCCGCCACAGAATGAGCTACCCCGTCCTTGAAGCCAAGCATGGCTTTTATACCATCATCCCGCAGTATTTCTGCGCTGTTGATACCCGCCGACATTGCTTTCTGGATTTGACCTGCAATTTCGTTGAAAGATCTTCCCGTCAATGCGGAAATGTTACCAGTGATCTGTAATAACTGGTTCATATCGTCAACATCGTTAGCCACAACGGCTAATGGACCAGCGCCAGCAGAGATTTCTCTCAAAGAAAATGGCACCTTTCCCGCAAACTTATCAAGCATGTCAAAAGCTTTGGCACCATCTTCGGCTGAACCAAATAGGGTCCGCATTTTGATTTGCAGGTTATCAACTTGGATGCCTGTGGCAATCACGCCCTTTGTGAAGCCAATAAGAGCAGCCGCCCCGCCTATCGCAGCAATAGCAGTGCCAACCTTCTTGAAGCTTGAGGACATCTTGTTCGCGCTTTGATCAACATGGCGTGTTGCCTTATTAATGTCACGGCGCAGATCGGACATATCCGCTTCAATTCGAACTAGGATTTCATCAACTGTAGTAGCCATTAGTCTGGGTGCAACTCCATCAATTCCTCTAGTTCATTCTTCGATAATGGCGGCGGTTTGCCATCAGAATTAAACTCAATAAAACCGTCACAAGCCGCGATAAATTCAACGAAAGAACAATTCCAAAATTCATCTGGTGTCATCCGCATTTTGCCAAGGGCCAATTTCATCCAATCGTTCCAAGGCAAGTCATCATCTAAGCTTGTGCTCCCGCCTCCTGTTCGTTTCCCGCCATTTCCTCACCGCCACTGACAATAAACGCAATTACTTCGGCAACAGCCTTTAAGCCTTCCGCAACCCCTGCGTCCCAAATGATTTTTTTAACTTCAGCGTCTTTAACATCTTCTCCGCTTGATCTGATAACGGGCGTTAACACAGCGACCATCTGTGATGCGCTTATATCCGCTGATTGCATATTATTAGCTAATTTTAAAAGAGATCCACCTATGTTGGTTTCAATCCGCATCATCACGTCCATGTTGATTTTGCATTGAAACTTCTGGCTGCCCAGATTTAGTTGCATTTCTCCGCGCTTTGGGTTTGTCATTCTTGACCTCCATTACTTCAATATGAAAAACCTCACCCCTATTTAACCAATCGGTAAGGGATGAGGATTTATAGATTTTACCTTCTGCCTTGAAAGTATCCCCCGCCTCTAAACCAGAGGCGCAGGGAACCGAAAAGATATTTTCCTTACGATGGGCCGAGAAAGTTTTGTCACCGACCTCTACGGACGTATTTTGCCAGCCCATTCATAACTCCTTACGAGAACACAACCGCGCCAGAACTTTCTAGCGTGATAGAGTAAGTCATCTCACCGTTGTATTCACCGGCATATTCCAAAGTCGTAATCTGGAACTTGCCCTGATACGTTCCGAGATCGGGAATAACGATTTCAAAGTTTGGAATGTTCGCACCACCGAATGATGTACGCAAAGTTTGCTCTGACGTTGCATCGGTGAAAACACCAGACCCAGAAACCGCAACGGTTTCCACGCCAGCATCAGCTAGTAATTCTCTAGCATTTGCGCTGTCTTTTGTAGTGACGTCCACTGTCTCTTGATTAAGACTAATAGAGGTTGAACGCAATCCTCCGATTGTGGTGTAAGTATCAGATGCCGCCGCAGCCGCAGCGCTTGCACCGATTTTTAGTAGTAGGGCTGAACCTTTTTGAGCCGCCATGTTTTATTACTCCTTAGCTATCAAACACAACGGCGCGAAATCTTATGACCCCATGCCGCGTTATTCCATCATTCTCAGTTAGTGTTGTTGCGAACTCTTGCCGCAAGTTCACCAAAGAGGCTCCACTCACAGTTATAGCAGAGTTATGCAACAAAGAATAGACCGATTGCATAATCTCTTTTATCTCACGCCGACCACGATACTGTGACCAAGCATGAACCGTAAGTGTATGCTCCACGCCATCTAGCGTTTTGCTTCCATTATTCGCGGCTGTTTCTTCACCGAGAATTATGTAGGGATAAACTGTTTCTTCTGGAACGTCATCATAAACTGGAACATTCACAGGTGTTGGGGCCGCTGTGATGGTAAGCTGCCCTCCCATGCCGCCATGATTGGCGCAATAATAATATAGGGTGTCTGGCGCGTTTGCTGCGACAGTGATCAAGCTGTAAGAGCCAGAGTTTCCCGCCGTGCCATAATGCGTGACGCCGTTTGTATATTGAGACCCGCCCCCATGCGTTCCATCGCTTGTGGTAGAGAAGTAAAACGGGTGCGATCCATTGCTGCCATCGTCTTGCTTGAATTTATAAGTCGACCCTCGCTTGAGCGTCAATGTCGGGGTAAGCGCCCCGTCAATATAAAATTTCCCATTCTGAACTGTGACCGCATATTCAAGACTTTCGGTTCCGCTCCCGCCGATACCTGTCACACTTCCATTCATATGGGCATAAATAGCCTTTTGAAGTTCCCAAGAGTGAAGTGCCATTATTTAATCCCACCCTTTGCTTTTAATCCACTCATAAGCTTGCGAACTTTAGGGCGCACTTCCTCCGTGGCTGGAACTAGAAATGGAAATTGCACAAACTGACCCGTTGGTGTTGTCCAGCCCAATTCTAAATATGCAGAATATTCAGCGCGGCTTTCGACTTCTACACCCAATCTATTGGCAGTAAAAACCATATTTATGTTATTTGCTAAATATCCCGTATCAGTATTCGGAGGATTTCCTTTTCTCGCCGCAGTGTGGGTTCTGCGCGGAGAATATTTTTCGTAGGTATTTCCCGCTGGGCTTGCCTGATGAATACTTTGCACAGCAATGTTTCTTATTTCCTGCCCCGCAAAGGCAATAATTTTTTTAACTTGGCTTTCGTAACTTCGAACGACTGAGTTTGTAGCGTTTTTCCTGATCATCTTGGTTCTTATTGTCATGTCGGGACACCCTCCTCACATGTCAATTCTAAGAAGCGAAAACGATTTCCCACATTCACAACGCCATTAATGTTAAATGTGCGAATGGCAGATACGCCGTTCTGGCTATATGTTTGAACAATTCTGTTTTTAAAAGAAACGTCTTTTCTATAACGAATGTAAATCTTTGATTGAGTTACTTCTCTGATTTGATTTTCGGTTCCGAAAACACCCTCTTTCGAGTTCTGCGGCTGAATATCGGCATAAACGTCAGCAACCTTAGTCCATGTAAGGGCTGCGCCGCCGCCGCTGTCGGCTGCTCTGGTGGCGCTTTGTATCTGCACCTTATATCGCATTGCCCCGATCTTCATTTACCCAATCCCTGCGACTGGTAAAGCCTTATAGGGCGTTCCCGAAAATCTCATGATTTGATATGGCTGTAGAAGTTGCGTCAAGATAGCGGGTGGCGTTGGCGGTGTTGATTGCTCAAAATCGCCCCGATGTTCATACATAAAAGCCATATATTGCAGTATCGCCACCCTTATCGGCTCTGGAACAGTATTCGGCGTTGTTCCATATCCCGCATCAAACGTTATTTTCAAAGCGTTAGCGGCTCTTAAGTTCGTTGGATAATTTCCACCATCTCTCAAAATTATTCTGGCTGGCTCCCTTACGCTATCGACATAATAGTTTGAGCTTGCCCAAGTGTTCTCTGTATCGTCTTTTGTGAAGTATTTAATATTTGCAACCGAAACAACTGGAGCCAATGCAAGCTCAATATTGTTTTCATATTTGACAATATCTGGGCCTGTTTTCCACCCCTCCCAAAGAGGCGTGTCAAGCTGGTAAAACCCATTAAGATATTGAGCAACCGTTCTTGTTATGAAGGCGCGGCCTGTGTAATTTTCAGCCCACATTCTCGCCGCGAGCGTGTAAGCTCTCACTTGAGCGTCATCAACGTCATCATCGAGGCGAAGATGCTCTCTTGCTTCAATTCTGCTTATAGGCTCAACGGTTGGGCCTGTGACTTCTTCCAAACCTGACATGGCCTATATTCCCTTTTAATCTGTTTTCTTTTTTGCGCGAGGTTTCTTTTTTGTCTCTGAAACTTCAACATTGCCTTGGATTTCCATCGCCGCACCTCTTGCGATCATATCCTCTGCAACCTTTTTTTCCCAAGTTTTTCCAAGGGGAAGTTCTTCCCCTATCAAATAACGCTTTGCGCTTGTCCCATCCGCATTGGCTTCTCCCACCACGCTATGCGTCATTACAACTTTTTTCATATCAAACCCTTTTGGATGGGAGGGGCAAAGATGCCCCCCCGCTAAGTTTATGAAGTTGCGTGCTTTAGAACGCGCATAGCTTCGGCAAGAACCACTTTACCACCGACACGGCGGCGAGCGATATAACGGACAAGGCCCGTTGCCGCTTGGCTGTATGGGTCACGCAATACTGAAAGCGCAACACGATCAACGATCATATATCCGCGACGGAAGTCACCGATGAGAACAGATTTTGCGCCAGAAGCCGCATCTGCTACATCAGGGGCTTCCACATATGGGATGCCGATGATTGTGTTTGGAGCGCCAGATTGACCAGAGAAACCAGTTTGGAAAATGTACTGGCCCGCTGTATCTTTCAGCTTACGGATAATGCCCAAAGTTGCGCGGTTGAACATCATTGTAGCGTTGGCCGCATACTCTGATTTCAAGCCGTGAACCAAGTCCATCAGGTTATCGGTAGAGATTGCCGCTGATGCTGCACCTGTGGCGGTGTGAGCAACGGTGTTCCCGTTTGTGATACCTGTTGGCTTGTTTGTGCCATTACCAGAAATGAAAGCCGCGCCTTCGCCTTTGGCAAACTGCTCTGCGAACTCTTGGTTCATTTCGGCTTCCATATCGAAAGCACTATCTTCAAGCAACATTGAAGAAATATCGACCAGAGCGTAAAGCTCATGAGTGGCGATAGTGTTCAAGGTTGTTGAATAACCAGTGGTTTCTGAGCGTGTGCCAGTTTCCGCAGTCCAAGCCGCCGCGAAATTTGCATCCTTTGTTGGGATTTCAATTTCTTTGGAAGTTGTTGAACGAACGCGAGCAACAGAACGAACTGGTGAGATTTCAGTTACGATCTTGATTAACTCAGCAACATATTCCTCTGGAGCCAAGTTACCCGCTGTGGCGGCTGTTCCAACAGTCAGCGCTTTTACTTCGTCGGCGTCTAAGCCTTCGTTGCCCTTACGCATGAAAGTGTCCCAAGCCTTAACAGCAATATCCACGTTCTTGGTTTCAACGCCAGAGTTTGGACGCTTCAAGAGAGTTTCAATACCGTCAAGCTTCTCAGCGAAACCTTCGGAAGCTTTTTCTTGCTGAACCAGCTTTTGGTTTACAGTTTCAAAGCGGTCAAGATCGGCTTCGATCTTTGACAATTTGGCTTCAACCAACGGATCGGCTTCGCCTTTCTTTTCAATTTCTGCAAGGCGCTGATCGTTTGTTGCTTTAAATTCTTCAAAAGCACCGTTCAGCCCTTCCAGATAAGTTTTGAGATTATCATCCATGACAATCAACCTTTCTGTTTAGGATTTAAGGATATTGGTGAGGCGATCTAACTCGCTTACCAGTTCAGAAGGCATTTCCTGAGCGCCAGCATCCCGCTGTTCCAGTGCCTTTGCTACAGCCGAAGCTGCAACCTTCGCCTCGCTTCTGGAAAGTTCCGCTGCATCCCGCAGGACTTCTTCCCATTCACGGACTGTTCTATCGCTCTTTACCGCTGAAACCCTAGCTTTGGGGTTCATAGGAAAGGTTACGGCAGAAATCTCCATAAGATCTACTGACTTGAGATAACGGCGCTTGCGCTTGTCATCGTAGTCGTATCCCTTTGCATCGACGCGATAGCCAATAGACAAGCCATCAATAGCGCCCATTTTCATCAATTCATAAACTTCGCGGCCACGCTGAGTTCCCATTGCCAAACGACCTTTTACTTTAAGGCCACGTTCATCCTCAATGATTTCATCAAAGACCCCGATTGGTTCGTCAGCCCGATGCTGGTAAAGCAGTTTAACGGCCTTTGCGCCCTTGCGCCCGATAGATTTGGCGAAAGCTCCCTCAACGACAACATCATTGCCAAGATCTTTGTTCCCGAAGATAGAGCCGTAACCGCTAAACTCGCCCTTTTCTTCATCCCTGTCCATTGCTTTGATGTCGAACTTTACATCAAGCGTTTCATCTTTAAACTCAATATCATCACTCATTTCATTTTCCTTTGGTTCTGACTTGCCATAACTGGACAAGCAAACCGCTGCCCGTTGGGTTCTGCTTGGATATTCAGAAACGACTTTATCATCGCCCATGCAGCGACCCATAAAATCTGCTTCTGTTTCGCCACTATTGGGCTTTGGTAACGGCATGGTGAGCGTCCTCACGTTTTCATTATTCGCAATCTACCATATTGTAGAAGTAATTTAAACCACCATTGGCTTTTTCAATAAACGGGATCAACCGGAAGAAGCCCTTCATTGTATAATTGAGCCATCGCCGCCATGATAGCCGCAGCTTCACCCAGTTCCAACTCAACTATTAAATCCGTAAGCTCATCTTGTTCGTCAAGAGAAAGCTTCTTTTCTGTTGATGTTAGTTCCCTCGCTCTTTCCAACTTCTGAGCATAAGGCAATTTCTCCCTGTCTATAACATCTTGAACAGTTACCATGCTATTTTCCCCTCTCTTTTATCAAATCATCAATAAATGTTTTCATTTCGGGATGGATCAAGTCGGTTCTGTCCATCATATACATGGCAAAACTTTCAACAAAATATTCATATTGATTTGTCATGGCGTATTTACTGGGCGCGTAATAATCCAATTCTGATTTTTCCTTACTGTTCCAAAACTTGGTTAGCTTGCTTTCAAGATAATTCTCTCCGCGATTGTACCTTCTTTTGAGCTTGTAGGTTTGATGGATATGATGTCCAAATTCGTGATACATCAAAGCCCTTGTTTTATCTAAATTGTCAGTGAAGTGAGACTTTGTGGACCACGGCCTTTTAGACAGATCATCCCCAATTTTGTAAGGAATATTTTCCCCGCCCCTGCGTCTATAATTGTCGGTAATTGCGAATTGATTAGCGATCTCTTTGTATTGAATAGATAAATCGTCATATCTCTTGCGAATTGGATCTTTATCCATTCTTGCATAATCTTCTGGCCGCATATAGGAGGGATAATTATCTTGCCTATGCTCCCACCAAGCCATCTTGGCCTCTCTAAATTCCGCTCTCACTTTATCTTGTTTTTTAACTAGATCATCGTAATCGGGAATTTTGCCTTCCGCAGCATCCGCATAAGCATTGATTGCCGCTTTGTTTAGGCCCATTACGCCGCCGCCCTGATCCCCGTTGCGGTCTCCCCTTCCATGAACGATGCCGCGCAGCGGAATTACGCCCATATATTTTCCCATATATTCCAATTCTTCGACGGTCTGGGCTACATAGGCTAAAGCCCTTGGGGTGGCCTGAGAAAGCTTAACGCTACCTATCATGGATGGATTTCTGCGCGTCCAATTAATGCCAACATTTTCGTTTATTTCTCTTTGAGCTATTGGATCTGCAAACTTGCTGTCTACATAATCGTGAATTTTATCTAAGCTTTTTCTTTTCTTGGGAATTGGAATATTGGCATCATTAAGCGCTGTATTCCTTGGCAATACAAATAAAGCATTTGGCCCAAATGGATCATCTGGAATGGAGACAACGGGCGCATCTGGAACAGCAAGCGCAGCGGGAGAAACAGGTTCAACGGGTATCTCCGCGCCGCCATCGTCAAATAGATCGTCCTCATCAGTGAAATAAACTGCCAAGCATCTGCAATTAATATTGTTTGAAGCCCCGCCCGATCCATCGTGAGGGTATTTCATTTCTATCTCAACGCCCTTGTCTCTGATGATAAAAGGCTCATCAATACCGACCTCTTGACCGTTAGCCGCTGCATGGCTTGGCCTTGTCCTACTGTCGCCAACAGAGACCCAACGCTTCTTTTGTGCTGGCAACCCGAGTTCCCTGTTTGCTTCGTCAGTGGCAAAAGACGCAGCCGCATGGGTTTCTGTCCTTGCAATAGTCGCCGCCCTTGAGCGCCCGATTGTGCCGCCTGTGCGGTCAACGATCAGCTTGGCTGTCTTATCAACCCCTAGCCCCTCAGTTTCCCCTAGCTGTATGGCTTTTAAAATGCCTCGTCTGGTTGTTGCCGCAACACCCGCAACCTTTGATGCGCCCTCTCTTGCGTAATATTGAAAGATCAGGCTTTGAAATTGGCTTTCTGCCTTTCTGTTCTCCGTGACACGGCTGGCAAACTTATCAATCACGCTTGTATATGTCGCCCTAAATACCGCCCCAAGCTCTGCCTCAAGATCGCTGGTGGCCGCTTCGATATTGCTGCCGACCTCGTAAGCCTTGGCCGCTTGTCTGGCTGTCTTGAGGAAAAGGCTTTGGAGCTTTCGCGCCATGCTTTTCTCGTAACCCATTCTCAAACGGTTCACTTCCCTGATCTCTTTAGCGATTGAGAGGCGGGTTTTGCCCGCTTTGATATACACTGGAAAAGCCATAAACTCTTATACCACGCTTAGTTTATCAAAAAAAGATAATAGCTAAGTTATTGATTTTATTACATAATCCCAGGATCATTAATTTATTTGTAAATAATTTGTTGACATATATGGAGGCAGTTCCTATATTAACAATAGAAAAGGAGGAAAGAGATGGAAAAAGTTCTTCACGTTTATGACTATGTAATCGAAGGCGAATATGGCGTCATGATGGGCTATTACGAAGCTGAAAATCTTCTAGCCGCTTTAGCCATGCTTAAAGAAGATCATCCCAGAGACATTGGCGCAGATGGCGTTTGGCATCTGGAAGATGGAATAGAAATCGCAATAAATTGGTAAGGAGGAAAAAATGCACATTATGGGAGCAAAAAAAATTCAAGATTATCTGGACAGAGCTTTCAGCCTGATCCAAGAAGATGGAACTTTTGCCGCTAAGTCGCACAAGAAAGATGCGCTGGCATATGTCAGCGGGGCTTACAGGCTTTTGCTAAGATCAAACGTCAAGTTTTCTTTAGATCACCTTTCACGCGAAGATTGTTGGGCCATTCCTTTTGATCTTCATCAAATCCGCGAAAAGCACATGCGCCTTTTCGATCTCGCGCTTCATGCCGACCTAGATAAGCTTGTGGCCCTTCGCGCTGAATTGAAAGAGATGGATGTCATCAAGCCAGCCCCCAAGAGCGACAGGATTGAAAAGAAGCACAAGGAGGTAACTAAAACGGTTCATGAAATGATCGAAAAGCGGATGGCCCAATATCATGAGGCAATCGAAATCGGGAGATTGTTCGGCGGGCTTCCAGTTAGCGCGACCCCCCATCTTGTCACAAACGAGCATGGCACGACCTTCACGCGCTGCTTCTATTACTTGGATGGAAAGATGACGCCGCTGGCTGTGATCATGGCCGCATCTGATGCTCTAGCAAGAGAAAAGGAAGAAGCCGTTTAAGGGAGGGGGGAAACCATCCCCCCAAACTTTTTTCATTTTTTTTGCTTTTTTTTGATTTATTTGTAAATAATTTGTTGACACCCCTGTCTGTAATTGTTAAAACAGTTACATAGAGAGAGGAAAAACAAATGACCAACAAAGTAATCATCAAAGACGCCGAAGCCGCAGTAACCGCAATGGACGCACTTTCATGCCTTTGCATGAGCGCCGCAGAAGGCAACTGGTTCCAAGCCGCTTTTGATTTCGTGTCATTTGCCATCGCTACAAAAAACGCCTTCACAGGCTAACAGGAAGGGGCTTCGGCCCCACCCACCAACCCAAGGAGAAAATTAGATGCACAAAAAAGCCGCCTATAAAATCATTCGCAAGATTGGTGCTGCACTTGGTCATTCTGAAATTCTGGTTGGTCTCGCAACTGTCAAACATTTGGAACTGGACAAAGCAGATCCAGAGATTGCGAAGGCTTACGAAATCGTCAACAGCGAAATCTGCTCTGAGATGTATCGGGGCTATATGCTGGAACTGCTAAGAAGAAAGGAGGAAGAAAAATGCTAGACCGGATCTTTGTTTGGCTTGAGACTTTGCCGCTGATCTACAAAGTCATCGTCATTCTAATAATCAACGCGGCAATAGTCGCACCCGCTCTCTTATAATTTCAACAGCCTATGGAGGCAAAAAAATGTCAAACTTTTCTAACAATTCAAATCATGGCCGCGTTGCCAAAATGTGCGACTATCTCGACCTGATCGAAAAATCAGCGTCCAGCAATAAGGCATCGCCTGATGAGGTTGCCGCTCTGTTGGCCCCTATCATGCAGCGCCTTAGCAAATACGCACTCACGGGCGCTCCTGTGGCCCCTAGCGGCACAGATCCAGCCGATGCCCCTGTTGGTGATCTGGCCTCCCGCGTTTACCCGCAAGGCAAGCCACACGCTTGGGTCACGATCAGAGAATGCGCTGAGAATGCCAGCCTCAAAGATCTCTCTGTCGCAATGGCTGTTTTCATGAACCGATATGAGGACGCGCTAGGCTCATAAAAAAAGTTGCCCGCAGTGTCACTTATTTGTAAATAAAGTATTGACATTGTGGGCATCAACCCCCATATAAGTTTTGTAAGGAGGAAAAAACAAATGAGACCCGAAGTGAAAAAGATCGAAATCGAAAAGTTAAACAAGGCGCAGCGCTCTAAGATGCGTCAGATCTGGGGTCAACCGATTGATGTAATTCATGTTGATGAAATGGGCGCGGGTTATCGCCACGTTAAAGTTAGAAATAAAGATTTGCTTTGGCTCTGTGTAGAGCTTGGCCCACGGGGCGCGGTTCATTCTAAACGCTACCATGACTATAAAAAAATAGCCTAAAGGAGGAAAAATAAATGGCATATGTAAACCAAGAAAAAAAGAAAGCGCTGGCTCCAGCCATCAAAGCCGTTCTGAAAAAGTACGACATGAAGGCAAGCATTGCGGTTCGCCATCACATGACTTTGATTGTCACGCTCAAGGAGGGGCCGATTGATTTCGCCATGAAGCACCCGCTTGACTATCAAGTCAACACTCACTGGATTGATGACCATTATGCAGATCACCCAGTTGCCCGCGATTTCTTGAAAGAGCTTAAAGCCGCAATGGAAGGACCGGAGTTCTTCAACCATGATGACAGCATGAGCGACTATTTCCATAGAAGCCATTATATCGACATCAACATCGGAAAATATGAAAAGCCTTATAAACTGGCCGCATAAATCAAACGGGGGAGAAATCCCCCACAACCTTGGAGGGTAAAAAATGCCACATTCAATTAAATTTCTTCTTTCTGACGAACAAGCCAAAAAGCGCTTAGCGCGTCTTGATGGCAAGGTAAGATCAGGCAGGGGTAACAAGTGCGTCATCCATGTGGAAGTTCCGCAGACCGCGCTTGGGTGGCCGCTTGACCACCGTAACATGATAGAGTTCGATGCTATCAGCCCAACCACCGCCATGAAGCTTGGGAAGCGCTGGCTCTCGCATCACGGCGCAAAAACTTTTGCTATTCGCCGCATCATGGACGATGGATCTCTCTCCGCTCCGCTGGGAATTTATGACGCCATTGATTTCATGGAGGAAGGAGAGGTTTGGTAATGACGCCCAAATTAAAAAAGACCAGACGCAAAGGTGATCTTGACCATCCTTGGGAATACCGAGGATGGAGGATCAATAGCGGATCTCGATTGATGTACAATCAAACCATCTGGAAAGCTTACAGAGATAAACAGCCGCCAATCGTTTCCACCAACCTCAATGATTTATGTGTTAAAATAGACTTGAAGGAAGATGAATATGAAAATCAAAATTGAGCATACAGTTGAATTGAGCGGTGAGGATCTTGCCGCTCTGAAAATCTACTTTGATGAAATCAAGCATGAGGGTGAAACCTTCCGCGAGTGGTTCAAAAGTAGCTTTGTAGCTTGCGGCCATTGCTTTATGGATGAGAAAGCCGCTGATTATGGAAGGTGGACGCTATGACAAATTGGAAACAAGATGCTATTATCTTCGCGGTGATCGGTGCCGCGTCTGTGGGCTGGATCTTTGCTGTTAGCATGGGATGGGCATAATGAAAGTATCGGAGCAATTTATTCTGAGGGCCGAAAGGTTCTCAGATTACGTTAAGAAAATAATAGAATTGGGAAAATCAAATGACCCAGAATTTAAAATGCGAATTTTGTCTTTGGAAATTTTGGGATCAGATTTTCCAAAAACCGTCAGCCTCATGAAGGGAATGTCTGCATACCATTTTTGGAACCTTGAAGGCAAAGATCAAGAACTTGATGAGGCTTACAACTGCATTGAAGCTTACATGATAGAGGATTTAGAGCGAGGGTTTGACCAAGCTCTTAATGGACCAGATGGCGAAAAGTGGTCACTGATCATAGCGAGTGAAGCCAAAGAATACGGGATAATCACAGAGGAAGAATACAAGCGCATATTCACCGAAGATGAATAGTCTACTTCTTATCTTTGGATTTTAGCGGATGCCCTTCTGGTAAAAGATCAGTGTCAAACTTTCCGCTTTTATATTTCCCTGTCCTTACGGCTTGCAAGAATACATTGACGCGAGCGTATGCCCATTGATCCGCAGAATTAACGCTAGGACGCACAGAAGCGGGGTTTGTGTTGTAAGCCCCCACGCCTCGACGGAAAACCGCCTCCAGCATCCTCTGCGTGACCCTCTTGCCCTTCTTATCGCCATGTTCTTCGTTATGGTCTTTGACCTTTTCGGCTAAACCTTTTTTAACTGCCTCTGAGATTTTAATCGGCGCTTTTTCCTCAATTTGCAAATCTTCCATATATGCAGCCAACTCTTGAGCCTTATCACGTTCTTTATCTAACTCCTTGACCTTGCGAGCCGCCCAACTCTGGCCCTCATCACCGCCCCAGAGAAGCCATGCGACTAAGCCCGCGCTAGGCCATCCAGCCTCGCCCCTACGGAAGCCTTCCGCTCGCTTGTCTACCTCATGTCTGGAAAAGTAGCTGTGCATTCTACGGACGGTTCTGGGGCTTAAACGCTCTTTTGATTTAAGCTGATTGGCCCGCGAAACACCAACTTGAGTTCCACCGCGCCCGTATTCTTTGCGAAGATTTAAACCGCGCTCCGCGTTCTTTGCCATAGCGTCAGTGGGGGTTGTGTTTACATCGCTCTCAGCTTTTCCCTCATCATCATCTTCTTTTCTGCGGTGACGCATATCTTCGGGGCTGGCATATCGGTCAAGATCCTTGGCTAATCGGTCATATTCTGCGTGAGTGTCGCAAGGCATAAAGACCGCTTCACCGTCAACTGTGTGCTGGTGAGTGCCAACGCATCCAATCTCAGAAGCCCGCGCTGATGCCTCCGCTCTGGTTGTGAAAGTGTCTTTGGCTACTTCACTCTTTTTTTTTATTTCGGTTTCGCCGTAGGCTTCTTTCCCAGCATCTTCTGGATCTTGTCCTTCATCTTCTGCGACTTCTGGTCCACCCAATGGGAATAGATTTGCAGCGATAAAGACTTCATCTCCCCCGCTGATGGGTTCAAGGCCCAATCTATCACGCGCCTCATTGCGAGAGATAATCCCATCCCTAACTGCCGCAGTAACATTTTCATAAACCCTGCGCCTCCGCTCTGTCATGGCTGGGATGGCGTCAATGTCATATGAAATTTTAATATCATCGCCAAACGCTGGGGCCAGCCATTCGTTTAAATCGCTTTCGATCCTACGCGCCAAAGGAATAATCGTTTCCTCGTATAGCGCCAGCCTTGCCTCTTGGACATTCGCATAGGTTTGCGCGTCTGGTATTCCGATCAACTGAGAGGGAACACCAAAACAAAGCGCAATATCTTTTGCAGTCATATTTGCTTGGCTCAAGAAATCCATGTCCTTTGGAGACATCCCCATTTCTTTCCAATCAAAATCACCCTCAAGCAACATCGGACGCCCTGCATTGTTGACGCCCTTGAACCTATTGGCGAGATCGCTTTGCAACTGCTCACGCTGTCCATCTGATAACATTAAGCGATTGCCAGCGACATCTGCGGGTTTAAAAACAATAGCGCCAGATGGCCGCGCTCCATTAGCCAGAAGCGCAATGTTATGCTTGGAAACCATGTTGTTCTGATCAATAGACAAAGCCGCTGCGGCTAATGGAGAAAGCCCAAGATAATCATCAAGAGGGTTCCAAAGCTTGAAGTGCTTAACCTCTGCCCCTCCCGTTACTGGGTCAGCGGGATAGGTTCTTACGACCTCAGAGCCAAGCTTGTATTTGTAAGCCTTTGGAATTGCGGTTGAGCTTGGTTCAATTTCAATTCGATCTGGCCGCAAAATATGCAATTCACGCGGAACGCCATTTATGTCTGATTGTAAAGCATAAGAGTTCCCAGACAGAAGCAAGTAGGAATAGAGGCTTTGGAAGTATTCAATACCAGCTTGAAGCGGGTTTGGCCGTTCCAAGAGAGAAATCAGCGGATGGCTTTCGAGCTTTATATCTCCCTGATAAACGCAAAAAGGGATCGAAGCTGCGCCGTTAGCGATTTCATTCACGCAACGATAAACAATAGCGTTTTCCTTGTAACCTTCTTGTGCAAAAGTTTTGAAATTATCTTTTTTTGTTCCGCTATATGACGGACCGCTGATATGAACCTGTGGCGCTTCTTTGCGCTCGAAAGACTGCCCGCGCCCCAAAATGGCCGCTATATTGTCCAAAATACCCATCAGCTAATTCTCCAAACAGCTTGCCCTGTTGATATGCTCAACTCAGTTAAAGCCCAAACCAAAGCATCCAAACGATCAGGAGACTTTTTTGATAATGGGGTATAACTGGTCATTTGATCCTCAAGTTCCCTAAACTCTCCGCAATGGGAAACTTTCCCTTGCTCATACAAAGCCGCTATTGGCTCCGCTCTCAATATCTTACCCCTCGACGCCCTGACGGGTGTATAGGGAACGCTTCTGTCTATAGTTCTTATCACTTTTTCAACCAAATCGCCACCGTTGTTTACTTCTGCAACAATTCTGTCGGCGTTCCAATGGTGATATGCTTCCACAACAGCCCGCGCCCAAGTGTCTGGTGATGCTCTCAAGCTCAAGTCGTCTAAAATAAAAAATCTATCTCCTAATTTGCCCGCAACAATTATCCCAGTTTCGTCGCTGTTTTTCTGAGCGGTTACGGCTGGATCAATCGCAACAACAATTCTTTCAAGCTGGGGAACTTGATCTGTGCTTTGTGCCAACTTTATCATTGGATCTTTCCACAAAGCCCCCTCAACATCTTTCATATAATCACCAAGCCAAACATGATTATATTTAGAAATATTTTGGGCTTTCGCCCGATCTGCCATCTCCTTCACGTTATCGCTGCAAAATGGATTTTCCAGATAATTTACATGAACCAGAACCGCTTGATGGTTATTTTCAAAAAATTCCTCAACTGGGTCAGTTTTCTTGTACGGGTTCCAGCTAAACCAAATTTCGGAACCTTCTTTTCTAATCGTCGGATCTAAAAGCTCAATGGATCGGCTCGACAGAGATTGCGCCTCCTCGCACCAAGCAATATCGAAACCTTCCATAGATTTCACGCTGTCCGCTGTGTGATCTTGCATTCCTTGAAAGATAATAATCCCCTCACCCATCAATGATCTAATTCTTGTTTGCTGAACCTCGAAGTAATGACCAAGGCCCATCGCAATTATTTTATCGGCCAAAAGTTGCTTTGAAGAAAACTCAAGGGATCTCTGAACTTCCCTAATGCAGATTGCCTTTGTGTTGGGATCTTCGATCATCCGTTTTAACAAAATTTCGGCAAAGAAATGAGATTTGCCAGAGGCCCGCCCACCCTTTGCCGCTCTGTATCTTGGGCTTCCCCTTGTGCCAGCGAACAATGGCCGTGACCAAGCTGGGAGCGCAAAAGAGATTTTTCCCTTCTTAATCGCTTGATGGCGGCTCAACGAAATAACTTTCAACTGTTGTTATTACTGGACCACCATTTGGCCCTGTGATCTCTGTGTTGAGCTTGTCACGCTGCCCAAGATATTGCTTTCCCAGCCAAACCAGCATAGTGGCGTTTCCGTTCTCTGCGGCATCCCATTGCATTCTACGAAGGGATTTGCACCCATCCGCATTTTCCTTTTTATAGAGGGCTTCAAAATTTTCTATATCACGCTCTTTCAGTCTGCGGTTGAGAGTTGTGTCCGACATGCCAAGAACAGAGCAGATTTCGTCCTGTGTGCATTGTATTTTAATCATGCTGACAAGCTTCTTAAAATCTTGATCTGAAAGATCTTTTGATGGCCCTTTAGGCCCACGCTTTTTCTTTTCCTGATCTTGGTTTTCTTGCTCTGACATTTTGATCACCGAAAATTGTAACTAATCTATTTATAGCACAAATTCTGAATGATGGAAGGCGAAGAAAAAGGCTTCCCTATCGCAGTTCGTATCCTAGCCAAGGGAAGCTAGTTTGTGAGGCTCAGGCGAATAAGCACCCACTCCCTACCTTAACAAAGTATTTTTATTTTCCAAACCCAAATTGCTTCATGATGCTATCAGCCGCTTTTCTTCTGGCCTCCCTATCCTCATCAGATATTTCTGGCCTATCCTCAGAGGCGCTGTAAGGCTCTCTTATGGGGGGCAATCGTTTTATGCGCTCTCCTCTGGCTTTTATGATCATCGCCTTTATATGGCCCTCATGCGGCCTCCTGTTGGGCGTTTCTGAAAGATGTCTTTTGCAAGCGGCGTCGATCTCATCCATTTCATAATCTTCTAAAGCTTCGACCCAACCAGTATAAATTTCCTTGCGAATAACTGGGTCAAGATTTGCTTCATAGAAACGGGCCAACATTGATTTGCATTTGATTACGATAAGCGCCCTATGCTTTCTGCGCTCATCATTCGACATAACCGTGGTTTTTAAAGCTGGCAGCATTTAGAAGTTCCCCGCAATATCATTAACCATTCCCCGAAACTCTGCATCAACTTGCTTAGAGTGATGTTCAACCTCATCGCTCCACCGCTCATCTTTCAGCCATTTATTTGGGTGAGGAATATATTTCTTGTCTTTGCCCTCTACGCTTTGAGCGTATTCCTTGGCCCCGTCCATGATCTCTTGGAGCTTATGCTTTTGACAAGCTTTTGAAAACTGTTCTTTTGCTACAGATTTCTTGACTTTCCTTGGGTAAACTTTCCAAAAAGCTTCGAAGGCAATAGCCACAGAATACACTGGTTCTATTCCAAGGTTATTTATTACAAGGTTATGGTTGTCCAATTTTTTGACATCCCCATGTAAAGATTTTTGACATGGGTTGTCCAAATTTTTGACATGGGTAGGGGGCGCTGAACGATCAGTCAGTAACAACTCATAGGCATTCGCGGTCTTTGAGTTATTATCACGAACCCTTGAGGATTTTCTGATCAGACCCGCATCTTCCAGAGATTTAATATTGTTGATTATTGATTGCCGAGACATTTCGCATAGATCCGCGAGCCTCTTGTGGCTGGGAAAGCAATCACCAGTTTCGCCGTTGTGATGGTCTGCCAACCAATAAAGAACGATCTTGGCAGATGGCTTTAAGCCTTTTTGCTCCATTGCGAGCGCTGTCATCTTATGGGACATTTTATCCTCCATTGATTTAAGAAGGAATATGCCCTACCTTGCACGGGTAGGGTGCGACACATCCTTCCTCCATTTTTACTTGGCGCTGGTTTTTTAATCAGCGCCTTTTTTCTTTTATTTCAAAAAAGCACCAATGTCAACTTGAGCAAATGTGGAAAAATGATCTTCAATTTTCCAATACTCTATATGTAGTAGGTTTGGTTATAGATCTACATAGATCCATTTGGCCTATACTGTATATAGAGAGATCTATTTAGCTTCCATTATATCCAAGAGATGCCATAGCTTCTCATGAGTTCTTATGTAGACACATAACCTTATTCAAAAATGAATTACAAAAATAAAATTAAAAAGGGGCTTGTATTAAAAAAAACAGCAATTAAATTGGTGATAATAAAAATGGAGAAAAAAATGTCACACCCTACCCCTGTCGCTATCAAAGCGGCCATCGCGGCTACTATCCTAGAAAACACCCTCGACCTTATGAAAAGGGTTGACGATGGAAAGATGAGCCACACCGAATATCTTGAAAATTCTTTTCCTGTTTTTGCTGGAAGAATTTTAGACGCAGCCATTGATAAGGCTTGCAAGCAGCATGACGCTGACGTTGCCGCCGATATAACGCCAATGATGACGGTGCAATCATGAAAATTCACGCATCAGAATTGGGATATTTGTCCAAGCAACTGTCTGAATACAAAGACGATTTAGAGACATTTTGGGATACGCTAGATGGCGAAACGAATGTCATGGATATGGTTGGATCTGCTCTAGAGGATCTTGTCACCGCAGAAGGTGACGAGGCAAAACTCGATCACATGATACTGAAATACACACAGCGCCGTGATGCTGTTAGATCGAGGAAAGAAGCAATTAAGCGAGCTTTAAAAATTATATTGCTTGCAACCCAACAAAAAAAAATTCCTCACGCTCTTGCCACAATATCGCTGCGGGATGGCGTTGAAAGCGTTTTGATTGCAGATCAAACAAAGATCCCAACTCAACTCTGCAAAACAACTGTAACCCCTGACAAAGCAGCAATTAAAAAATTACTGCAAGCGGGTGAAGTTATCGACGGGGCCATTCTGAACATGGGGTCGCAATCTATTAGCATAAGGATGAAATAATGAGCGAAGCAATCAAATCTTTAATCAAGGCACAAGATGAAATGGGAACGCCACACAAGGACAGTGTGAACCCTCATTTCAAAAATAAGTATGCGAGCCTTCAATCTGTTTTCAAGGCTGTAATGCCCGCCCTGCAAGCCAATGGCTTCGCTCTGGTGCAACGTGCTGGCAAAGATGATCTTGGTCATTTTGTTGAAACGTCTTTTCATCATGTCACAGGCCAGAGCTTTGAGAGCCGCGTTTATTTGATAATCGACAAAAACAATATGCAGGGCTTTGGAAGTGCCATGACCTACGCAAAGCGTTACGGGCTTCTGGGTCTGGCTGGGATAGAGCCTGATGAGGATGCGAATGATGATGATGGCAACAAGGCATCAAACCCACCCGCGAAGAAGCCACAGGAAAAGCCCAACGCATCTCAAATTCGTGATGGGATGATTTCTTGGATCAAATCAAAAAATCCCGAATTGCTGCGGGATAAGGAGAATGAGCTTGAAAGCAAGATTTTTGCTTTGGAGCAAATGGACAAGCCAAAAGGCTTGGAGGTGCGTCAAGCACTTAAACTGGCGATAGGAGAATAAGCCATGAAAGAAGTAAATGTTCAAATCGAAAAAGGTATTCCAATGCCCGAAGCTAAAAGATCAGGGGCAATGGTAAAAATTCTTGAGCAAATGGAAGTTGGCGACAGCTTCATTGCAACGGATCAGGTAAAGTTTAATTCACTTTATCAAACTGCGCGGCGGCTAAATATGTCGGTTGCCAAGCGCGAAGTTGAAGGCGGTGAAGTCAGAATTTGGAGAACCCAATAAATGAGAAATATCACCATTGCGGGTAATGTTGGTCAAGACAGCACTATCCGACAGACCCAGACGGGTAAAAGTGTTCTTGGATTTTCAGTCGCGGTCAAAGCGGGCTGGGGTGAAAATGAACACACCATCTGGTTCAACTGTTCAATGTGGGGGGTGAGGGGGGAACGCCTCTCATCCTACATCAAAAAGGGAACTTCTGTTTGTGTTAGTGGGTCATTTGATACCCGCGAATATGAGGGGAAAACCTATATGGAAATTGAAGTTTCAGAAGTGACGCTTCAAGGGCAGTCCAAATCACAAGAAGGAGGGCAAAATAACAATCAAGGATCAGGGGTAAGCGGAAACTCTGATTACCAAGATGATGAAATTCCTTTTTAGAAAATCATCACCCGCAAAAAAAATAACTCCGAAAGTGGATGGAAAAATGGATTTTGAAATCATAGACGAAATATTGCCAATCTCTGAAAGAAGAACAGGGTCAACGGTTAAGCTTCAAAGCGGGAAATCGCCAGCATTGACTTGCTACATAAGCGCACCCCTTTTGAAGCGAGCAAAGATAACTGTTGGTGATAGGCTTATATTTCAACTCGCAAAGCGCGTAGATGGTCAAGAGTTTTTGGTTTTAAGGGCCGCATCCGAAGGCTACGCTCTTTTAAGCACAAAAAGCAGTAAAAACTCTAGCGATATGAAGGGTTCATATGGGCGGGGTTTGGTTAAAACAACTCAAGTAAAAGAGTGGATGATTGACCATTTTGCTGATCGTAGAAATTACGAAGATGATGAGGTTCAAGTTGGAACTGGCATTATTGGGTTTCCAATAAAAAAGAAACAAACATCTGGCCTTTTTGGCGGCTAAATTAAGAAGGCGGCGGGGCTGTCTCGCCGCCAATAAATTGGAGGAATAAAAGTGCCATACACTGATGAAAAAATTGGGTATCAAAAAAACGATGCAAGCAAAGAGGCCGCGAGCTTCAACAAAAATGGTAAAATCACGATCCGCGCGCAAGTCTTAGAGCTTTTCCATGAGCGCAAAGAATTGACCGTGGAGCAAGTTTCCAAAATCATGAACCGCGCAGAAATTTCAGTTCAACCCAGAATTAGCGAATTGAAGAATGCGGGCCTTGTTGCCGATAGCGGTAAAAAGGCTATGGGAAAGTGGGGAACATCAATAACGATTTGGAAGCTTGTTTGAAGATCATGGCAAGCGAAAAGCCAAAGATAACCGTTGTTTTGAAAGATGGGCAATTCCAGCCCGTAACATCCTATGACGCGCAGCGGTTATCTGAATTTCCTAACAATCAAATTTTTGATCTGGCCGAGGTGTCTCAGAGATCACCAGAGCATCATAAGCTCTACTGGTCAATCCTTGGGGCTGTCGTTCGATCAACAGGCAGGTGGGCAACCTCTGATCACTTACACAAAGAACTGAAAATGATCTGCGGCTATCACCAGCGGATTATCAGCGAAATCACAGGAGCGATTTTTTACGTTCCTGACAGCATCGCTATGTCAAAAATGAACCAGCAAGATTTCAATGTTTATTTTGAAACCGCTATGATGAAACTAGCCGAGGCAATAGGCCAAGATCCAATGGAGCTTCTAAATGAGTGATATTCCCAGAGCGCGACAAATATTGGAGCATCTTCTTGATGAAATGGCAACTGGCAGATCTGATAGGATGTTTGTCAGAGCGTCAGTTCAAGCCGCTTTGCGCCACATGGTTAGAAAAAAACACAAAGCGCAAAAAGCAAATGCAACCGCAAACCCAATCACCGCAGAAATAAGAGACAAAGTTTTGCGTTCCCATATGCAAGACCCTTCGATCAGCACAAGAGCGTTGGCCCAGAAATACAACGTCAATCAAGGTAGAATTTCTGAAATCATCGCTGGAGATTACGATTTTTTGGTAAATAAAAAATGACCCGCCAGATTTTTAGAAGCTTGCATGAGCCATGCCGCAAGTGTGGTGCGGCTCCAAAAGAAAACTGCAAACACAGCAATTCAAAGGACAATGATGCCAAACCTAATGAACAAGCCCCCGATGGGTTTGAAGAAGCCAAAGATTAAAAAAGACATTGGTTTTTTGATGTGGATCAGGGAGCAAAAATGTTGCGTCTGTGAGCGTTTCGGGGAAGTGCAGCAAAGCCCAACCCAAGCTCACCACCCAATTCATGACAGGTTTGGAACTCATAAAGTTGCGGATACAAGGTCAATTCCACTTTGCGAGGGCCACCATCAAGGAATGTTTGATACAAGCAAAATAGCGCTGCACAGGGAGCCAAAGCTTTGGCGTGAAACCTATGGCCCCGATTGGTCTTACTCTACCCCTGATCCCACTGGATTTTAACTCTGGTGTGCGGTTCCTGATCGACATCAACATATCGCTTGAACGCTGAAACGTGCCAAACCTGATGATCGTCGTGCCAGACAATTCCATTGCAGCCATCTAAAATCGACTTGATAAGATTATCGACATCGACCCGCTTGGGGATTTGAACGCCCGCCTGACACTCAAGAACCTGTTTTTTGCTGTAAGACTTCGGTATTTCAAAGCATGATGTCAGGATGACGCTCATGCGCCGCTCTGATGGTTTTAGCCTTTGCTTTGCCATCTCAGCCCAAGCTGAATTTCGCACCCTCGTTTCGTATTCTTTTGTTTTTGCTGGGGTATAAACGCGCCCTGTTTTCGTAAACCTTGGGCGACCTTTGCCAACTGGGTTTCCAGAAACAACAAATTCACATATTTTTATGGTCATAGAAATCCCATTTTTGTTTTCAAAAACATAGCGGTAGAAAATTATCTGTCAACTTGTGCAATTATTTGTCAGTAGATTGTTGACATATGGCATCCAAATCCCTAAATATAATTTTGAAGGAGGAAGAAAAATGCCATACATCGAAGATCATGACCGTTATGAAGCCGCAATCAAGCGCCGCATTCGGGCGAACGCAAATACAACTCGTTATAGAAACTGGCTTGCTGCGAATGATGATGCGCTTGAGATCAGGGATTTCATAGATGGCAAGTGCTACGAAGCTAGAACAAGAGGCTTTTGGCACGACATGCAAGAAGCCATTCTAAAGTGGGGCGCTCTTACTGAGGGTCAAACTCTAGCGGTTCGTAAGATCATTGCTGATGATGCCAAGCGCCGCGCTGAGTGGGCCGCTAGAGATGCTGGAAGCGAATATGTAGGCAAGGCTGGAGAGCGCTTAGATTGGGATCTGACAGTCAACCACGTTGTGAGCTTAGAGGGGCAGTGGGGATATACTTATATCAACATCTGCAAGGATGCTGATGACAACGTGATCATTTACAAAGGCTCTAAGAAGTGGGGCAAAGGCGAAAAGATTTCATGTGTTGCTCGCATCAAAGAGCACAAGGAATATGAGGGCGTAAAGCAAACTTATATTACTCGACCAACAATAAAATAAATCAAAGGGGCTTCGGCCCCACACCAACAGGAGGAAGATATGACTGCCATTATAGAAGCTGCCGAAATTGCAAAAGAAGCCCGTACAGTTGCGAAGCTCAAAGCTAAAAAAATGTTCTTCGTAAAGTTTGAGATGTGGCGTCCTGATCGTCTGGATAATGTGTCGGATTTTGTAATTGGCTTTACGATGAAAGAGGCACACAGCCGCATGGCTCGCCGCTCTAAATCTTACGGTGGAGATTACAAGGTAATCAAAATCACCGAGACAAACGAATATGACCTTTGCAACTAAAGTTAAACAGTTGTAAATAAGTTGTTGACGGCATGTTCTTATTAGCGTAAAAGATAATTATACAAAGAAAAAAGGAGGAAACCAAATGCCAAGCCTAAACCCAAGATATGAAACCAAGTGGGAAAAAGCCCGCAGAATGTTCAACGCTAAAATGAAAGACTTTGGCGGCAACGGATCAAAGGCCATTGAATTTTTCTCTGGTGAAGCTCTGAGGTATCAAAGTCTTGCCAAAGAACATCCAGCCAGCGTTGCGGGCCACCGCGCACGTTACGCGCACAATGCTGCGACCTACGGCATCAACTTGGCCTTTGGAACAGACTTAGCCAAATCATAATTTAAAATGGAGGAAAAATAAATGGCTTATGAAATCGGAACAAAAATTCGTGCTTATGACTTTGAGCCTATGGCTGGACGCCCCGACCGTTACATTGAGGGCCGGATTATTGAGGCGGGGACCATCATGCACCCTGAGTTTCATCACCCGCTTTTTGATGGATATACCATTGAGATCACTGGCGCAGCCCGCAAAGATGATCCCCGTATCGGTGATCTTGGATATGTTCCAATGAAAGTTGCATTCTTTGATTTCGAAGGACGCATAGCAGAAATTTAAAAATCAAGGACAGGTAAGTGGCAAAAACAGCGTTTACCTGTCCTAATAAACTGGAGGTAAAAATGTCAGCTACAGCAATCAACCACACTTGGGTCAATCTCAGCTATCGCTCTTGGGAAATAGACGTTCTAGTTTGCGAGGAAGAAAACGACCCAACCCCTCGCCTATGGCACGGAACCCGCGCTCAAAAGCTTTCAGAGCGATTGACCCGCGAATTAATGGAAGATTTCGGAGAAGATTTCTTCTGGGAAAAATTAGATCAAGCTTCATCAGGAATATAATCATGGCACGGAAAACTTGGAAAAAATTAATTGAAGATCAAAAGGCAGAACGAATAGCCCTTGTACAAGGCGTTGCAAGTTCTGGCCTTCCACTTTCAGAAGCGGCAAGGGATCTTGGAATAACGCGGCAGCAACTTTTTTCTTTTGCAAAAGAGAACGCTATTGTTTTTGAAAAATCACCCCCGAAGGAAGATGTTGAGGTGATCGAATGATAACCGCAGCAACTTGCCTCGCAATGGCGATTTATTATGAAACCCGCAATGAAACCCACCCTGATGCTGGCCTAGCTGTCGCGGAAGTCATCCTTAACCGCGTTGAGGATAAAAGATGGCCCGATAATGTTTGCGCTGTTGTGAAGCAAGATAAGGGGCCGAAGGCTCATGATTGCCAGTTTTCATTCTATTGTGACGGGAAGCCAGAGAGACCAAAGCACAAAGAGGCATGGCAGAGAGCGCAAGAGAGCGCCGCACAGGCTCTTGACGGGAATTTGCTTGGTCATGGGGCGCTATACTATCACGCTGATTATGCGCGGCCCGTATGGCGTCACAAGCTCGATATGCTGGGAAAAGTTGGAACTCATATTTTTTACACTGATAAGGAATTGTTAGCGTGATGAGTGCGTTGGAAACTTGGCCCGAAATCAAGGCAAGGCACAAGCGGGAGAAAATCCAACTGGTGCAATCTCTTTCAGAAAATTACACTTACGCACAAGCGGCAAAGATACTTGATTGGGAGGCGAAGGCGCTTGTAAGATTTTGCCATGAACACAAAATAAATTTTGATCTTAGTCAGAAGGGGGGATATTATGAAGGATCTTACACCAGCGGATCGCGCACATTTGGATTTTCTAAATCGTCAAGTAGATCGTCTACAAGATGAAAGCTTTCGATTAGATCCTCATCCAAACGTCAAGCAAGACTTGGATCGGGCAAGGCGCGAGCTAAAATCTTTTACTTTATCGCTACAGAAAGAAGGGAAAAATATTTATGGATGAAAACCTGATCGCCGCCAAAATGAAAGAGATGGCAAAGTCAGATATGAAATACGTCAAGGCCAAAGGGTCTTTGGGAGACAATCCATCTTGGGGCAAGAGCCAAGATTTTATTGCAAAGCAAAAGCACGGAGGGCGGCGAGGGAGGCCAGATGGATATAAAACAAAAATCAACAAGCTTTTAGATAAAGATATGACCACAGATGAAATTGTGGCAATATTAGATTGTAGCCGTAATATTGTTAATCAATATCGAAGGAAGCGGAAACTAGAACAGAACGCCGCGTCCTCCCATGCGGCGTAGATGAGGGGTTTGATGGTTCCCCTCTCCCCCGTCACTTGACCCAATCTAGTGGCGGGGTTTTTTTGTATTGCCATTTAAAGCAAAATAATCCATGATTATTTCAACCGAGGGGTTTGGTCACTCCAAGGCTGCTATATATTGTAATTTCCTTTTAAAATTAGGGTTTGGTCACCTTGTTCAGCTAGTTATCAAAAGCCCCCTCAGAGAGATCTGGGGGGGTTTTTTCGTGGGGCCAGCAAGAACATCACACTCCGTCACAGGGTTTCCTATGTGCCAGCCCCGACATATAAAATTACATACAAATTTCAAAGGTTCAAGTCTGAGAAAGGGCTTCGGCATATTGCTCTTGGCGCAGCCCCGCCATAGATGTCAGTCTAGTTAGTTCCCTTTGGCCCTTCTCGCTTATCACTACATCAATCAATTCGTTTTCAATCAAATCTTGCAAGATATGATCGTAAGGTGTGCGACCACAAACCAAAGCAATCAAACCGCCAAGCCTTGTTATCTGGCCTTGGGACAGCTTCCCCTCGTTACCAAGTGATGTTTTCATGTGAGCCAGTTATAAACCTTTTGAGTTTGATCAATTCTGTCTTGGAGGCCATGATAGCCGCCATTCACGCGCTTTGTAATTTTTTCTATCGTATCAATATCAACCCCACCATCCGCAATTTTAAAAAGATTATTTTTCTCAAAGAACCAATAAGCGGTTTCGAACGCATAGTCGGTTTCAATCAAAGACGGATCTGTCATGACCTCTGGAAGCCTCATGTCAGAAGCGAATGAACGATAGTTATCTTTGCCCGTAAGCTGCAAAAATCCGCGACCAATGAAAACACTACCCTCGTTTTCACCATTTCCCATTCTGTTACTGTAAACCTTATCGGCCAGCGCCTTTGGGTTTCTCGCGTATGGCTCTGCATCAGAAACAGTCTTGAAGCGAGTAGGCCAAACCTTTTTGATCCTATCGGGCGAGCTATAGTAAAGGCTTTCGCAAACGCGAGTAAATCCACCACTCTCATGAGAGGCTTGACCCAGTAGATGCGCTGAGCGCTCCGCTGATAGGCTAAAGTGCTTTGTGATGGCTCTTGCTGTGTTGGGGCCAAAAGATCCATCTGTGGACGCGCCTATGCGCTCTTGCAGCTTTTGCATGGCTAAGGTCATTTTAGTTCTCCTGTGCGGGCTTCGTTCCAAATGTTCTAACATAAGTCAAATCTTCGCTGTAAGCCTCTGCCCACTTGTTCTCTGTGAACGTTGCAAAGGTTATGAGCGCCTGATTGTCAGCCTCAAGTGTAAGAACGACCTCATCCAGAATAGCTAATTTCTCAACCAGAACGTCAATCTTGTGGGATTGCTCTGCGAAATACCAAGTTCCAGCGATAACTTGAGCGACCATTGCAGCGACAAGCGCCAAGGGAACCTTTACATCTGCCATTTTTATTTCCTAAAAAACTTCGTTGCGGAGCGCACGGCGAAGCTACTAGCTACGATCACGCCCAAAGTGTATTGATACCACTCGGGCATTTTCTCCAATGCAGCGAAACCATCAGCCACAGCGCTGCGCCCCCACTCTCCAGTGAAACATAAAATCAGAGGCAAAGAAAACAGTAAAACGAGATATTCGTCTTTCCATGAATTTTGGGTTCCCTGCGCCATTATGCGCTCCCAATCCGCAACGCTCGTCTTTTCGCTGAGAAGAATTTTAGATTTTGTTTCTGCCTCGGTAAGCTTTAACTTTGCTTCCGCTGCGGTTTTATCCGCTTTGCCCTGCAACCAGCTACCCGCGAGGTTAGCGATTGGGCCTATAAATGCTTGTATCATTGATCACCCTTCATCCATTCAATTACGAGAACAAAGATCAACGCGCATGTAATTGTTCCCAAAAAAGACTGTAAGAATATCTGGCTCACTTTTCAGAACTCAACCAAACGGCTATCGTTCCCGTCATGGCCCCACTGACAACTGAGATCATTGCGGATTGCTGCGTTGATAATTCGTCAACGCTCATGCCCCAATTTATTACCTTGATATACATTACCATCATGACGAACATCATAATGCGGGGCATCAGGCGATATTGAAGGATCTTTTCAAACGTGTTTGCCATGTCAAACCTCTATGTTTAGCTTAGTTCCCTGCGGTCTATCCGCTGTAGTCTTTCGCCCAAATCTATCATAACTTTGCTGCAAGTCCAATGTTTGCTTTGCAAGCGCCTCTAAGTGGCTGTGGTTGGCCCTATGTTCTTTTTCCACCCTCTGCTCTGCAAAATGTGTTTCGATAGCCTGACGCGCCCTTGTTTGCTCATGGATATGTGATCCAATATTGAATGGCATGGAGCCTATTCCGCTCAAACCATCTGCCATTACAGCCGCCCCTGCTTGGCTAAGATTATGACGATGGTTATTCCAAGCATGATTGAAACAATAATTACAGCGCCACCATAGATAACAATGCGCTCAACCATCTTTGCCTTTCGTTTTCTCTCCGCTTCCGCTTTTGCCTTACGATCCTTCCTCGCTTGCACCCGTATAGCTTGCAACTCGCCCCATGCGCTAAAACCTCTGGTCGCAATCACGATCTGTCTTAGCTCCTCCTCGGCGTCTTTGGCCCTCTGTAAATTTACAAAGGTTTCCATCGCATTCTCATCCGAGCCAGAAAACAAACTGTTTTTCTTTTTCTCATGGGCGGCGCGTAGATCATCCACACCGTCAAAGAACTCTCCGATTTGCTTGGTCACATTGACCAATTCTTTGCCCGCTGCCACGGCAGATTTTACAGCCGCAAGCGCCGTAAATGGATCAATCATGTATCACGCCCCACAATAATAAATTTCGGGCAACGCGCTTCTGGGATTGTTTTTATTTTTTTGGGATAGTGATAGTAAAAGCTTGGGGGCGGGCATCTATATTCACACGCCTTATACATAACCCCAAAGGGATACATACCAAAGAAAACATAAGTTAAACCACAAAGCATCAGCTTGCACCGAAGCCGAAAGCCCTTCTAAGCGTTACAGCTTGCCTTTAAATTCAGTCCAAACTGCTACTGCAATGAACCCTAAAACTGCTACGGTAATTATTTTTATCACCGTAGACGCTATTGAACGCCTTGTATCCCGCCAACTATCAAGTAAGTTCCGAAGTTCTTTAATATCATGTATTGCGTTTTCATCTTGCAATCCAACCTCTCGCAAAGCCTTTTTCGCACCATGTTCCGCAGCTTCATTTATCAGAAGCAAAAGCTCTGCTTTAGTCAAACCATCAACACTCGCACTCATTTTACCATCAAGAGATTTCATTAGTAATCTCTATTTGAATGTATCTATTATTCGGGAAGGTTTCTATTTCGCCTCCCGCAAAGGTTACTTGAAACTCAGCCTCAAAAGATCCTATCGTATCAGTATCGCCCGACTGCCAACTATAATAAACGATGCCATTATCTGCATTTGATATGGTAGCGGCTCGATCAATTTTTGCAGTCGTGGAACCAATTTTTCGCATATGAAATTGAACCGACGAATTGCTAAGATCAATCGCGGTATCGTTGCTATCCTTGAGCGTTGCTTGCAATGCTGGGGATGTATCGTTCTGTTTAATGTAAAAGGCCATGTTTGCACCCTACCTAAATTATGCCGCGATTTCAACTTTGTTCGGGCCTGTGACAGATAACTCAGCGCGGCTGGCGCTGTCTTGATCAATGTCTATAATCCTTCCAAGAGCCGCATCATAGATCAAAGTCGGTATGGTTGGGCTTCCAGTGGTGATCAGGTTTGCCACCAGAACATTATTTTCCGTAAATGGACATTGAGCAATATCAGGAGATCCAGACAAAACCCCATCCGCGATCAATGCTTGATCTTGAACAACTGGCGCAGAACCTAAATCTGGCTGTCCAGAAATCAACTCTCCTGTTGTAAAGGTTTCTTCTTCTGACATATTTGCGGCGTCAATTATTGGCGCTGATCCAGAGAAATCTGGTGGAGCAAATGTGTTTGTTATATCTGCGGTTGCAGTTCCTAATACTGGTGCATTTCCACTCAAACTATTTGGAACAATAGAGTGAATTTGTAAGATTGTCGCGCTATCTAATACTGGAGAAGCGCCATCTAAACCATCTGGAACCAACTGATGCTCTTGATTGATTGAAGCTGTTTCTAAATCTGGGCTTCCAGAACTTATTGAGTTTGCCGAGAAGGTTTCATCTTCGGACATTGAAATATCGGGAACTTCTGGCGTTGCTTCGATATTCAAAGGCGCAAAATTATGGCCTTGAACAATTGTGCTTCCAAATATCTCTACGGCTGGGGTGATAAGGTTTGAAGTCGTAAAGGTTTCATCTTCGGATATTCCATGCGCGGGAACATCTGGCGCACCAGTGTCAAGATTTGACGTTGTAAAGATATGCTCTTGATCTATCGCAGTCGAAGGAACAGAGGCCGCGCCAGTTTCAAGATTTCCAGCCGTAAAGGTTTCTTCCTCTACAAGCTGCAATGCGGGAACGCTTGGAGATCCAGCTTCTAAATCTGGCGTTGTGAAGCCATGATTTTCAACAAGTAAAATAAGCGGGATTTGAGGTCTGTCTGTTATTAGCTCAATCGTTGTAAAGTTTTCATCTTCAAACATTGAAGCATCAGAAACATTGGGAACCCCAGACAGAAGTTCACCTTGAACGATATTGTGAGTTTGTCCAAATGTTGGTTCGCCTAAAACAGGAGCGCCCGTATCTAAATCTTGCGTGGGCATCCCGATGGCTCGAACCATAATCGGATTTCCCAGTGTCGGAACACCCGAGCTTAAATCAGAGGTGGCAAATGTTTCATCCTCAGACATTGGCCCATTGTCAAGAACAGGAGCCGCGCTCGTAAGGGTTTGAGGTTGAAGATCGTGATCTTGAACAATAGAAGCAGTATCAAGGATCGGGGCCGCGCCTGTAAGCTCGCCAGTGGTAAAGGTTTCTTCCTCTGACATGGTAGCAGACCCAAGAACTGGGTTCTGTGCCTCTAACGCGCTCGTTGTAAGTGTCTGGCCCTGATTGAAAGAAGTAGAAGCAACGGATGGTTGCCCAAGATCTATATTTGCTGTCGAGAAAACATTATTTTCTGTGAAATCAGCATCAGGAACAGTCGGGCTTCCCGTTGTGATGTTGACGTTTGAAATCTGAAATTTTGTTGCGCCATCATCCCCAAAGGCATGATCTGAAAACGCACCGATACCAAACGCCATTTTGAACCCCTTTTAGCTTATCGCATATATATCATCTTTTTCGGTCCAAACCAAATAGCCATTTAACGCAAGCTTGCGAGCAAGAATTTTATCATCAACGTGCTTGTGTTCAACCTTGATCATCCTTGGCTTAACATTGAAGGAGTAATTTAAAAAAATATTTAATTCGTGACCTTCTGCATCAACCTTTAGTAAATCAACGCTAGGAACCTGTTCGAGTAACGTTTCAAGTGTAAAGCATTTTGATTTTATGGTTTGCTCAAAATCACCTTGCCTGTCTGGGCTTTTGCTCAATTTATATCCTAAATGGGTATCTGAAATTATATGCGAACACCCAGATAACCAAGAGCCATCATCACGCGCCACGGCAATTTCGACCTCGCCATCAAAGTCGGAAACAGCGCCTTGGATAACCCTGACGCTTGTATCCGCGTAAATCTTTCTAAGCTCCATCGCCATTTTTGGAATTGGCTCCACTACAATGCCACCCCAACCAGCGTCAGCAAGGGGCAACAATGTATCGAAATTTGCAGCCCCTATCTCGACAAAGAACTTATCCATTCACATCGCCTTCAAATCGGCTTGTCCACATAGTTAAACTATATTTTTCACCAGATATAAGGGGATCAACCTTATGACCATGCGTGACCTCGCTTGGAAATAATATACAAGCCCCGTTACTAACAGAACTATTATCAAATTTCTGCCTAGGGAAAACCAACTGGCCCCCTTCGTAACTACTGTTCAATTTAACACTTCCAGTTACAAGAGAGGCATCAGTATGGTATCCGAGGCTTGTTTGCGTATCTAAAGTGTATTTCATAACGAATGCGTCACGAAGCCCAATATGGGCCATAGGCTCCCAATGCTTTTCAGCAATCTTTCCAAGCTTATCTTTCCAAATCGCTTCGATTTCTTCCCAAAGCCCAATTTCTCTTACCCTAATTTCTTGCGCTGGGAACTTATCGCCCTCCATTGAGCGCCACTTACCTGTGCTGTTGGCTTTCCAAATTATTTCATCACATTGCTCTTGAGTAAAAAGGGGCGTTATCAAAATTTCATTTGCGACTTCTTGATATTCAAGTGTGTTTATGTAGGCAGAAGATTGCGGCGCATCAGGTGCCTCTACACGATTATAAGAAAATGTATCAAATATTTCATTCAATTTTCGTTTAGCTGTTTCTCCTCCATTACCGTGATAAATACACGGAGAACAAATCTCGTTTATCAATCGCCCCTCAAGGACGCGACAAAAAAGATCGCTGCATTGAAACACATATGCCTCAGTATCAAGCAAAACATTCTGTTCATGAGGACCGGACAAGAAAGCAAGCTGCGACCAAAGTTGGTCATCTTCTGCGTCATCTAAGTCTCGGTGAAAAAATTTCTTTAGAGCTTCAACTTTTCCCATATAAAGACCAGAATTAAGGTATCTATATGCCGTTCCAGTTTCCTTGAATTTCTTTTCAAGCCCCTTATCAGGCCAACAATCCCTTTCTGCCGCGAACAAAATATCGCAATCAAAGCCCAAAAATCTCTCTACGATTGTTTCGAGGTTATCGCTAATTATAACATCATAAGCATCACAAAACAAAACAAGGTCATCATCAGGTAAAAATTGCAAATGGCTGCGAACAAGATTTATTTTTTGACCACCTCCCGTTTCCGACATAGAGCCGCCGCGCCATTCCACCCCATCACCTAAATTTAAGAAACTAATCCCATGCCTTTCGCTTGACTGTTCGAGCATAAACATTCTACTTTGATCGGTTCCTACCGTTAAAACGTGAGTTTGCATTCTTGCTTCCTTTTCTATGGTGCTTGGCCTTATTGACCGTGGTATCTGTTTAACAAGTTCGGGGCGATAAAAATAGTTAGAATAATTCTTTAGCTTAAGGGGCAACCATTCATCGGCGGGGATAACGTTTTCCGCGAACCCTTCGCACAATATAGAAGCAGTCCTTGGACTTATCGCATAAGCATGGGCGTTATACCAATATCCGAGGGTGTTTTCCCTATGACCTAGCCAAACGCTATCATAAGATTTTAAAAGTCCATCTATCTCTGAAACATCAAAAGATGAAAAAACCGCATCTTCCTCAAGAATAATACCCGCCACGCCAGAGCGAACAATCTTCTGCCAAACCCTAAAATGGCTCACTGAACAACCAAACTCTGTTTCTAGCAGGGTTCTGCCGTGGAGCGGGTCTTTCCACCCCATATCGGGCTTACATCCGCTCTCCGCTATTATTTGATCCCAATCTTTGCCTCTCGCATCAAAAGCATCGCCGTGCAGGGAGATTTGATAAACTATAGCCACCGCTGGGCCTCAAGAAGGGAAAAAGAACAAAGCCTGATTTAATCTATGCCTTCCATAATCCCTTTGCGCTTCTGTGAAGAAATATGTTTCGTCATTAACCGCAGCGCCATGTGGAACCTTAGAAGCATCAAACAGAAAGCCCCTGTTAAATTTGGGTTCAAGATAATCTACCAGTTCAAAATCAGACTTGCGCTTCCAAGGATCACGATCTTCCTGCGTTACACGCCCGCCGTATTTGTAAATACTGCCATATTTATCTTCGTAAATATTGGTTCCATTTGTTTCAGCTTCATTCAGATATACCAAACAAACCCACCCATTATCTAAATGCGGAAACCAAAAATTATCTTCGTAATTATTCCAGTCGGATTTCTTCCACCGCATAAAGTTGGTATCTAAAACATCGACGCCATCTTCTCTATAAACGTCAAAACTTGTATCGTTTAAAAGGGCGACAACTTGATCGGTATATTTTTTAAGGGTGGGTTCTTTCCTGTGGTGGCGTAGGTCATAAAACTCTTTCCCGTGCAGGGGATGCTCTGTAATGACCTGATTTGTAGGCCCAGATAAAAGAACGTCCATGATAAACCCCACATTGTCATAAAAATTATCTATTTGAAAAGCGCGGGTTCCTAATAAGTTAAATTCTTTTACATCCATCGTTCCCACCTTTCCGATCAAAGAGTTTGCAAATAATTAAAAGCAACAGTCATTCTTCGTCCGCTTACATTTGAGGGAACGTAATGGGGAAGATATGAGGGGAATATGATCAAAGAGTTTTGTTTTGGTGGAATTATCTGGATTGTATCAAAGCCCTCATGTGTTTCTATTGGAAGCTGGTTTTCAAAAGGATTGCATATAGCAAGTGGAGCGGCATCTTCATTCGCCTCTAAAAAATAAACTGCGCTGAAATGCGTCCTTGGGTGTGTATGCTTTTCTTGATAAAAGTTTCTCTCGTAAACATTCAGCCACGCACCTTTACACTCAAATGGCTTTGATGCGTCGAAATATTTTGCAAACCATTCAATGTGACGAGAAACATTTTCAGTAAGAAAATCCCATTCTGGATCGTTATGCAGTGTTTTTTCATTGATAGATGACCAGACAAAACATCCGAAATCATTATCTCCGTCATAACTTTCATATAATTTCTCTGCCGATGCTAAACATTTAGCATGACTTTGTTCGTCCAAAAGGTTTTCTTGCATGTAAACCTTATGAGGGAAAAGTTCTTCAATCACCGCCATACTGGCCCCTCAAACCATGCCACCAAAGATTTCCTAGTTCCTTTTGTCACTTGAGTAACCCTATGGTGATAGAAGCTTGGAAATACCAAAACCGTTCCCTTTTCTTTTGCAGAGAAGTCTGGGCTTTCTTGTTCAGCAAATTCGAAATCCCCGCCTTCATAATCTAAAGGGCTTGAAAGCTGTAACGTGACTGAAATCTTCCGATGTCTATCAGATAAAAAATTCACATCGTGATGCCATGTGTAATGACCATCCTCAGATGCATGATATTCGGTATACTGAATATCGGCTTGGTTCCATACGTTAAAACCCCACTCCCGATTAGCTAAGTCTACATACCGATAAAGTAACAACTGAAGCTCTAAATCTCCAGTAAGCCAGCCAACACGGCTTGATCTTACATCATTACCATCACCGCTAAAAACCTCGCCCCTATCAATCTCCGCTTGTTGCGCTTTCTTCAAAATATGACCGATAATATCATCGGGAACTTCACTGCGCCAGAAAAGCCATTTATTTTGCATTTCTCCTCCTATGCCAGAATAAATCTCTGTAAGCATTGCGACCGTACAAATTTAACATTTTTCTTGATAGGCTGTTTTCTCTATCAATCTTTTTGCTCAATTCCTTAATGCCCGATGAAAATTTTTCCCGCTTAAAAGGTATAATCTGCGCTAATGGCATACCCATTTTTAGGCTAAATATATCTTTATCGGTTCGCACAAAACAGGGAAAATTAAGCTTTACATTATAACGATCGGTGTCGATCACAGCTTCGAACGGAACGACTGGGTTCATAAAATTATTTGCAATCGGCTTGACCAAAATACTCCAACCCTTTCTTGTCTTACAAATCCAAGGGCTGTGAAACTTAATTATACTGGTCGAATTTTTGTAAACGCTTCGATCAATAGAGGCGAAATCTGAGAATTGATTTGGTGGATGCCCAGATACTGAACCTAATTCCGCATCAAAATTTGGAACTTCTCCTTTATCTGATGACCTCGCCAACAAATCTCTTGAAAGGTCAGATGGGAAATTAGCCGCCAAAGCTCCATCATCTCGAACCGCAATGTCAACACTATGCCAAAGGGGAACTATAAATCCATTTGTCATCGCATCCCTAAACGGAACACAGGTTTTTACTGTTCCATGATCTTGCTTTGATCCACTATTCAAATTCACGGGCATTTTTTTATACCAAGAGGGCATAAACTTTGCCGATTTATCGGGAGTTGGAAAGCAGTCGATAAATTCTTTTTCGCCGTAAAAAGTAATCTTTGGTTCTCTGAACCTCATTCAACATCCTCCTAGATGTTTTTAAAAATCTTTCACATTAATCCCATGATCAATTAAGAAATCAGGCTCCCCACTTGGGGGGAATGGGTCAGATATTTGATAATCTAAAGAATGAATAGCATCATTTGTTTTCATTATATATGCGTCCAATATCTCTATTTTATCATCAGTTAAATTAATTCGGATGCCCTCCATAGCCATAACAAATTCCCTACATCTGGTTATAGCAATACCCATATTCCACTCATGCAAAAGTTGCCCAGAGGCTAAAGAATAATTATCTCCAATAAGAGCAAGCAAAGCTTCGTTGTCAATCGTGCTGTCGAGATCATATTGATTTATCGTGTATTTAATCCAGCCAAAATCAGGATGCCTTATTTGCACGGTCATGATGCCGTCATTATATTTTACAGCCTCACGATATTCAGTAATTTCAACCATTTAAGAAATCCTCACAAAAAGACCCGCCGCTTGCATCCATGTGTTTACAACACGGCCAGTATAAGCATATGACATAGAGCGCCACGTTCCAGATATTGAAGGTCCAGTAGTATTTCCGTTCCCTCCGTAAGTATGGTTACCCGACCCATATCCACTGCCAGCCGACATTCGCAATCCACCACAAGATGCAAAATTTGATGACGCATATGTACTATTTGCAACAACTTTTGGGCTGTATCCAACGGGGTTATAAATCAACCATTGATAAGAACCTACAGAACCAAATGAAGTAGATGGTGTTCCCGCTGGACCTGTTGGCCCTGTCGGGCCTCGCGCACCCGTTGGCCCTGTCGGTCCACGCGCACCCGTCGGGCCAGTTGGGCCTCGCGCACCAGTCGGACCCGTGGAACCCGTCTGTCCTTTTTGGCCCTTAGACCCAGTCGGGCCGCCAGATCCGGTGGGACCAGTGTTCCCAGTTTGCCCCTTCTGGCCTTTTTGACCCGTGGGTCCAGTAGGTCCGGTTGGTCCTCGCGCTCCTGTGGGGCCAGTCGGCCCTGCGCCACCTGTCGAACCAGTTTGACCTTTCTGGCCCTTCGCTCCCGTTGGACCCGTTGGCCCTGTCGGTCCACGCGCCCCTGTTGAGCCAGTAGCCCCAATCTCACCCTTTTGCCCCTTGGAACCAGTGGGGCCAGTGCCGCCCGTGTTACCAGTCTGGCCCTTTTGTCCTTTTTGACCCTGCGGACCTGTGCCACCAGTGGAACCAGTAGGGCCAGTCGGTCCTGTCAATCCTGTCGGTCCTATTGGGCCAGTTCCACCTTGCGAACCTGTTGCACCCGTGGTCCCTGTCTGCCCTTTTTGTCCTTTCGGTCCAGTAGGTCCAGTGCCGCCTGTGTTCCCAGTGGGGCCAGTGTTTCCAACCTCACCCTTTTGACCTTTTGGACCAGTCGGCCCTGTTGGCCCCGTTGGTCCTTCAATACCTTGAGAACCTACTTCCCCCTTCTGGCCTTTTGCACCATTCGAGCCAGCCGATCCTGTTGGGCCTGTGGCTCCGATCTCACCCTTTTGACCTTTGGCCCCGTTAGACCCATTTGATCCCGATGGTCCTGTTGCGCCTGTGTCTCCCGTAATGCCTTGGATGCCTTGGATGCCCTGTTGGCCCTTCTGCCCTTTTGGTCCAGTTGGCCCTGTGGCACCAGTGCTTCCTGTGGCTCCGATCTCGCCTTTCTGCCCCTTGGCCCCTGTGACACCAGTTTGACCCTTCTGGCCCTTTGGACCCGCTGCAATAGCGTCCGAAATCGTTGCCTTGCGCCATGCAGTCGCGGAGGTATCATACACGGGGATTATGTCGCCAGAAGCGATTGATGTCTCTGTGGTGTATCCTGTGAGCGCTGCGCCGACATTAGCGCCATCTGTAACATCTGCGTTGGTTTCAACCGTGTCGAGCTTTGTTCCATCTGCGGAAACATCACGCCCGTCTACATTGACTACGTTGACCACGTTGCGGCTGTCATCAATAACAACCGTTCCTTGAATTTTTACAGCCATCTTCGCGCTCCGCTACTAGCTTAGAATGTTTCGTCCGTAAGAACGTCATTCGCTACTGCGATTGTTCCCGTATCATCCACCGTCATCTTGACCGTGCCGCTATGTGCAAACGAAAGCTTGCCATTGCCATCTTCTGTTATTGTCCAATCACCAAGCGCAACCGTTCCAAAACTATTGCTTCCTGTTGATGTGACATTTCCAGATAAATTTCCTGTGACGTTTCCTGTGACCGCGCCAGTCAAATCACCCGTAACATCGCCAGTAACGTTACCCGTCAAATTTCCCGTGACGTTTCCAGTAACCGATCCAGCAACATCACCCGTAAGGTTCCCCGTCACATTTCCAGTTACAGCCCCCGTCAGAGCGCCGACAAAAGTTCCCGCTTTTATCGTAGCGTAGACAACAGAACTATCTGTGAGGTCAATCGTTCCCGTTGGATTGGGAGCATACGCACTAAGGAACTTAAACTGCCCGTCTGATACATCAAAGAACCAACCGACATGGGTAAAGCCAACTCCGCTCGTTCCCGTGTTGCGGTTTGAAAATACGCCCGTATCAACGTTTGAAGGGTTCGCCGTTCCCGTCCATTTATCGCCTACAGTGTGGCCGCTTGTAGCGTTAAACTTGATGCTTATGCCATCTGAAAGAGCCTGATCGTTTCCCGTTATCGCAACGTTTGCCGCAACCGTTGTTGTGAAGTTATCGTTTGACCATTTAAAAGTGTCATCGCTT